GGTAATCAAGGACTTGAGAGGGATCAACGTTGTCAACTAATTTCTTAATTGCTTGCTTTTTTAATTCTGAAACTCTTACATAAGCACTATTTCCTTCGATATTTAACAGTTCAGCAATAGTAATCGCAGAATGTTTATCGCAGTCTAATCCGTAACTTAATCTTAAAACTTCAAACTCACGATGATCTAAATGCCTCTTGAGCAAACCAGTTAAGTAGATATTCATAAGATCTATATTATAACCTTCAGATAAATCTGGAATCTGATATAACATGTTATCCTCGTTATCGTCTTCCATCTGTTCATCTACACTTAAGAATATTGAATTAAAGAACATTGCAACCATTTCATGGCTTTGGCCATTATCTTTACGCATTTCAATTAACTTATGTTCTGGAAGTTTTATGCTGCCTCGATATATGTCTATATCTCTTCTAATTGAGCCTTTAATTCTTTTTGATAGAAATGACTTAATAGTTTTTTCTGGATCATTAGAATCAGTTATTGTTGGCCATTCAATTTTATCAACGGCTAGTATTAAACCTTTAGACCCTGCTTGAATAAGATCTGTAATATCTAAGACTCCTGATGCTTGTGTAGTTGTTGAAAACTTTTTAGCGATATTTTCCACTAAAGGAAGAAACTTAACGATCAATTCATCTCTAGTATATTCGTCCCAGAATTTACCATCGATGCGACCCATTGACTGTTTAATATCTTCCTTATAGCGGATATAATTTTGTATATTATAACTTTTCATTTATGAAAGGAATATTTTAAGGGTTTCACCGCCATCTTGGTAAGATAACTCTATTTCATTAAAGTCGTCCATTTCTTTATACAAAGTAAATATTCTACCGAAAGGGTATTTATTTTTGCAGTGGTTGATAACTTCAAGACGATTAACGTGTATAGCACTATTGCCATGCTGGATTAACGGCGCTGATGGAACAGCTTCGTATTTGAATTTACCAATGATGTATTGATTAATAAACTTACCCTTTGAATCTGAATCTGCAATGCCATTGAATACATGCTTTGGTACTTCTTTATAGATGTATTTACTTTTGTTAACGAACTCCACTTGTAAAGCTTCATTTTCAACATCATACTTTACTTCATTGATAGCCGTGCTATTTACTTTTACTGTTTCTAAAACGTTTGTTCTCATAATTGTTCTTCTTTTTTATAAATTTCTAATAGTTCTTCGTATGTTTTAAATGCTTTACCATTATACCATTCGCACCAATAAGCAAACCCAATAGCAAATTCATCTGCTATTTGTTCATGTTCAATAGCAACTTTATTAACCATTCCTTCATAGTGTTCATCTTCTTCATCATTGATAAACCATTGCTCAAACTTTTCCTTTAGTGTCATAATGTTTTTTTATAAATTTCTAATAGTTCTTTTGTTGTAAATTTATTATCATTATCCCAATCCATTGATTCTGCCCAAAAGGATGTATTACCCATTCTAAAGTAATTGTCATCACACCATTCTGCAAATCCAATAGCAAAATCATCTGCTATTTCCATTTGTTTATCAATCATTGTCATTTGCCAAATAGGATTGATGAGTACTTCTTTAAACTTTTCATTTAGTGTCATAAATTTTTGTTTAATAGTTCTTTTTCTTTTTTTAATTCATTACTCATATTTCGATGTATTGTTCTGGTTGTACATCCTAATTCATTAGCTAACTTAACAACTGTGATTTTTACACCAGCATCGTTAAGATATAACATCATATCATATATATCGTTCTCAGAGACTTTCTTAGTCTTACCAATCATCTGTCCAACAATAGAAAGCTTCTCACTTAAACTCAATTTACATTTGTCATTGAATATAATCTTTCTAGTCTTATTAAATGGTGGAGTTTCTAGATCCTGAAGAGATACATCGTATATCATGCTTTGTAGTAAAGTTTCATTAACATTAAAGGTAACGAATCCGTTATTCTTATTTGCAATAAACTTAGCTAAATTAACAAACTGATCTTGATCCATAGAAGTATTAAGATACCATAAAACATATAAATGCCATTTCAAAGACTTATATGTAGGAATCTTGGCTTTACTTCTAAATAGATCATAACATTCATCAGTTCCATTTTCATAGTAGTCACCCCATTCAAACTTTTCAGTTGGTTTATCATTTATAGGAGATTGTTTATATATCACTCTTGTTTTATTTAAGTATTCTAAGTTTCTTTGATAATGCGACATTAGCCTGTTACTTATTATATTAATTAGCTTATGTCACTCTTTTCATATTCAAAAGTACCATATAACGTTTCATATATTATTTTTCCTTCGGATCTTTCTTCATTCATATCCATTATATATTCCTTTATCTTACTCATCTTAATTATTTTTTGCAAGTTCATCAGTTATTATATTTATTTTTTCTGCTACTTCTGCAGCAAGTTCATATTTCTCATCCGCTACATACTTATCTCTAACTATCTTTAGAGCAGTTATCTTATCTATAAGTGCCTGGCGATCAGACGCATAATAGTAGTGTTTGTCCCATTCTTCTTGCTTCGCCAGTAGTTTTTGAAACACGCTTGATGCAATTTTCTCAATATCTTCATCTGACATACTATTCATCTGTTTTAAGATCGCCATAAAATTCTTGCCATTGTGTTAATAGTATATCGTCTAACTCTTCTAAGATAGAGTCATTGTTAAGACAGATGTTTTCTAGTTCAAGTCTATTGTCATAAGAGATATTAAACTCAGCAGAATCATAATCGATAACTTCAGTATTAGTACGATCTAAAAAGTTATCTAAAGAGCTTCTAACGGCTGCATTGAACTCTTGGAACTTAGCCTCATCAATAAGATAAGCGCTTGGCTGTGGCAACATTTCGTGTATAGCATGCAAAGATTCAGTTCTTAAACTAGATAGTAAGGTTATTACATCATCTTTAGAAAAGATACTTGGATAAGCGTCTATAGTTTTCGCTATTTGTACATCAAAAAGATCATTAATTTTTTCCATTGTTTTTAGTTGTTTGTTTGTTTATATTAATATTATCAGTTGTTGTTCGTGTTTGTTTTGTAAGACTATTATCGTCTAATTGTTCATTATATTCTTCTATAGTGAAGTTTAATTTAACATTATGTTTTCTATCGCAAATTTCATTGCAATATAATGCTTGAGTAAATCCTCTATTTATAATCTTACTGCAGCAATGACATAGTGTTGCGCCATTACCATTATTAAACTTATGAATCGGTTTCATCACGTCTACCTATTGCCGCAAAATAAAATTCATCATTATCAAATACTATTGCGGGGACACCGTCTTTTGAGTAGTGCCTTCTTAAGTATAATTCTATACTGTCCAATGTATTTTTTACTTCATTAGGGTCTTCTATTGTCATAGACAATAACCCTTTAAATGTTAAACTGTAAGTTTCTTCTTTCATATTACTAATATATTACCATTACTACTTAATTTTCCAAATTTTCTATCAGTTACTACTGATCCATTACTAAAAAATGTATCACATATACTTAACTTCTGCAGTCCAGCATTAATAATGTCGCCGCCATTGTGTATATGACCAAATAAATGATATGCGGGTTGAACTTCTAATAACTTATTAAGCAAAGACTTATCACCGCAACATTCTAATTGATGATCACGGTTTTCAGACTTGTCTAGAATGCCTTTAGGAGGCCCATGCGTAACGACAATGTCGGTATTATCGTGTATAGCATCGCGCCAGAATCGGTCAAGTTTATTACGGTCTCTCATAAAAGACCAGTTGCCAAAGTTAGGAGTATAAGGAGAACCAAATATTTTAAGACCTTCAATGGTAACATAATCATTTTCTAGGTATATAATACCGTTGTCTTCAAAATCTTTTTTAGTTACTAATTTCTTTTCAATGCTAGAGTCATGGTTACCAGCTACATATATTTTATACTTAGGCGATAACTCTTTATACCAGTCAATGAATTCTCTAACTTCAGGTTCATTATTGTATGGATCTCTAGGATTACTGCAATCGCCAGAATGTATTACCATATCAATTGCTATAGGTACTTTTAATAAGTCGTGATACGTATGAGTATCGGAGATGTGCCATATTTTCATATTATTCTTTTTTATAAAAATCTTTTTCTTCTAAAAATTCCCTGAAGCCTTCAACAATAGTTCTTTCTTGAAATGTAACGCCAATTAGTAAGGCATAGAATGTATCTATATAATCACCAATTGAAACATCATCATGATCAAATTCTGTTGTGTGTGTTTTTCCGTAACTTTCTATTGTAATTTTCATAATCTATTATCTTTTTCTATTAATTCTAATATATAACTCCATACTTTTTGTTCAAATATATCTCGCTTTTTTAATTGCTCTTGTCTATCTGTATCCATTTTCCAATATACATCATTATCATTAACTATTCCTGTCATTGATGCTAATTTAGCCCATACTTTATAAGCTGCTGCTTCTTTAATTTCTTGCATAATTATGTCTTGTTATTATTTGTTCATTACTATTTCGTACGTTAACTTTTTCAGCTTCGTAATAATTCCAGTAAGCAGTTACACTATCGCCAGGAACTTTGTATTCATCAGGCATACATTGAGGCATTGGCGTAGCACCGATGTTTAACATACCACCGGGTACATTACTTAGTACATCTTCACACTTTGTTATAGTTAAATGCTTTTTTCCATAACGTTTAGTATACTCTTCGCCAAGCGCTAACATGTGAAAGTATAACCACGCATAATTGTCAGCGGATTCACGTGCCCATATAGCTGACGGATGATTTTTATGGGTTGGCTTGTAAGGTACATTTGCATCATCGCCATCTAATACGTGGTGTGCAGTACATAATAATTGAGCGGATTCGAGGATCATTTTTACAACGTGTTTATTGTACATCATTGTAGCCGCTTTGTCAGGGTCTTTGTCTAAATAAAAAATGTTCATAGTTTGTTTGTTTATTATATTATCAAAGTTAATTCGTATCCGGACTGTAAGACCGTGTATAGCATTAGTGGAGGCGGGGAGATTCGAACTCCCGTCCAAACAACTTTGGTTATTACAATTTATACAGCTTATGGGGTTAACTAGTCAGTTAACGTTTCCACCACTCTGTTTAATCTAACAGAGAAATCTTTCGATGCTACGCCGCTATAAGCCCTTTGACATCTGCGTTAATCAATGAATACACTTTGCTCATGTTAGCGTTAACTTGGTCAACATCTAACGAAATTACTTGGTTGTCATTTATTAAATTCACCTTAGTTTACAGTTATCTCTCTGGCTGATTGTAATAATTAGTGGTTGCCTGTCAAATCCAGTCGCCCCCTGTACGGGATTTTTGTCGATCTCTCTGAAGTTACCCCGTGCCTCTTCAGTTCATTCAAGCGCTACTTGACCTCTTTCTTTAATGTATGATTAACCCTACTTTGTTAGTCTTGTTAAACCATTTAGTAGCATATAAATCAATCTCGCTTGTATCTACATATCCGAACTTAAGTAGTTCAATACTATTACTGAAGATTCTTGCATGACGATCAACTTCTGTATTGATCATGTGCTTTTGTTTACCAGACATACTATAAATGATGTCGTAATTTTCAGGTAAAGTTATTTCTTTAAGCAACTCAACCATGTTGGTGTAACTGTAAAACCTAACGTCGGGATTAGCTTTAGCAATTTCAATCCACTTTTGTAGATATTCTCTGCTGTAGTAATCGCCGGAGTCGTGAACACGCACATATTGTGGTTTTCGCTTTTGAATTTCCGCATTCATCTCAACTATGAAATCTGATGTTTTGGTTAATTCATATCGTCTCTCGAACGCTGGTTTTACATTACTCCATGTATACGCGCTTTTTCTAGCATAACAGAACTTAATACATTCGTCAGCCATTGGGCAAGTTAATTTTCCTGTAATTGATTTGTATGCAGGTATTCCGAAGTTGAATACTTTAAGACCTAGTACTTTACTAGTCTTTTTTAATTTTGAATTCTGTGTTAATAAGTTAGCCATAGTTGTTTTGTTTATTATATTATCAATTATTATTCGTATTCGTTTTGTAATAGTATTTGGGGATCCGGCAGGAATCGAACCTGCATCGCTCAAGTTATTATGAGTCATGTTGCCATTTTCACTACGTATCCATTTTGTAGGATATCGCTAAACCTACTATGAATGGCCTATTCATATTCACCTATTATAGTTGCATTCTAAACGAGAAACTATAGTGTACGATTTTTTTGAAGCAAGGGCAGGACTCGAACCTGCACCGCATCCGCACTCCTGCGTTGATCAATTTTTTTATTAACGTGAGGATCGCTTAACCTCAGTGCAGTTTTTTTGTGTCTACCTTGAAAGAAACTTTAGATTTCTAACTATTCCACCACCTTGCTAACCGACCGGGGTCACCCCAATCCCTAATCCAATAATACCATATAAGCATCAGGATTTGCACGTCTAAACCAATTCAATGCTTTGACAAAGGTTTGATCTTGTTTTCCTATATACACACAACCCATAATGAAGTCATACATACTTAATTCTGCAGGTGTTAAACCTATACTTGCACCACTGAACGGGTTAGTAACAACGCCGCCGTCAGTGTATAGCATTCCGTTAAACCACTTTGGTAACGGTTGTTCTTTAGTTTCTTTTATCATAATTATAAATCAGCAGTTAGACAAATTCTTGTATCATTGTTTTTCCCTTCAAGGGCTAAAGTATTAGCGTTCCATGTTAATATTACGCCTAAATTCTTTGCAATTTCTAATGTTTTACGGTTTAAATTACCTTGTAATTCTAATCTATTTTTCCATAAAGTTACTACATAAAATTCATCAATATCATCATAAGGCATTGCTGTTAATTTGCATAATTCGTCTGAAATCATTGTTTGTGTTTTTTAAGGGTTAAGTCGTCTACTGTGTTTGTTATTTCTTTTACCATTTGTTCTAAGTAAGCAACAGTAAATAAACTGCGCTTGCCTTGCTCTTCTAATTCGTTAATATCATTACTCCAATCTTTAAGTAATACTTGTAATCCTTCTTTTAAGAACCACGCTTCCTGACCATTTAATTTTCTCATAGTTGTTTGTTATTAGTTACATTAATATTATCAATTGTTATTCGTATCCATTCTGTAGAACTGATCTAACACTAGCTTCTCAAGCTTCTCTAATAATTCGTCATCAAGATCGTTGTCATCAAAGAGTATAGTTATTTCTTCGTCACGTTCGTATTTACCGCCACGTACAGTTAACGTACCAGTATATTCATCGCCTTCAATTGTTACTTCGCCGCCAACAAATGTTACTTCTTCAGCGTCTAAAATTACATCAAAATAATAATGGTCTACTGTTCTGCTGGAATGGTGGCTTATGTCTACTATATCTTTCATTATTTTACTACTTTTATAAATTGTCCGTTTTTATCGTATAATATGTTTAATTCTAATTCGTGATCTACTTTGTCGATCATTGCGTTAATATCTTGGAATTGTAAACCTGCAGAGAATTGTTCCGCTGTTAGTTTAGAACCGGCACAGTGTATAGCATAGTCATACAAGAGTTGCGGGTTGATATTTTTGTCATTGCGCATTGCAATCCATCTACTTTTTATTGCGTCTTTTACCATAAAATAATTCTATTCTTAAATAATTATTATACACTCTAGTATATGCTTCAGTCATTTTCTCATTACTACAATACTCTACATTTTGTATTGTATTCCGCATCCACGTATTAAACTTATCAGTTTCTTTAATTGCTAATTGCTCTATAGTCATTAGTATTTTTCTTTAATTTCTGTTAATGTTAGGTTATAATGATTCCATAATTTAGTTCTACTAAATGCACTCGCTTTAGCACCGTATGAAGACTTCATTTTCGTTTTGATTTGTTTATAGTCATCGCTATTAAACTGCTTGCACTTACCGTCAGTATTTACTGCATTGATACGGTTTGCTCTATTGCGCGCTTTCTTTTCTTCAAGATATTGACACGCTTCTTTCATATTGTTCGCTATTACTATCATTAGTCTTTGATTATATAAGTTAAACCGTTTAAATTGAACCATTCAGAATATCCGTCACGATCGTTTTCTGCATCGAACTTGAAACCGAATTTTTGTGGTAGATCACCGACAAGATATGGCGTGTATAGCACACCGTTTAGTTTAATAAAATTGTTCTTTAAAAACTTGATTGATTTTTTTTCTTTGTTCATAGTTGTTTATTGTTGGTTACATTATTATTATCAAATCTAATTCGTATTCGTTCTGTAAGGGTGTTGAGCTATTAATTCTTTCGCTATTTCATCATGAATTTCTTCGATCATTCTAAGTATGTGGTATGACTCACGTGCTTGGTGATTGTCATTACATCTTAAGGCATCAGCGAGCACATCCGTATGCTCGTCTCTTAAATGGTCAATAGCCACTTGAATTACATTAGCTTCTCGCTTTGTTATAGTTATAACCATAGTGTTTAGTCGTTTAAGTATTCAGTTAAAGCATAGTTAAATGCAGCTTCTAATAAATCAAGTTCACAAATTTCGTCAATTCTTTTATTAACTAATTCACATTCAAGAGCAGTGAATATAGGCTCGTCACTTCTGTCGATCACTTCAGACGGCTCGTCTTCAAAGTGAAATAATTTATCATTCAATACTAGATTGTCGACGAAAGACTTCATATCAGCTAAAGACTTAATTTGATTGTTTAAAAACTGCATAGTTAGTTTGTTTTAGTTACATCAATATTATCAAATACAATTCGTATTCGTTTTGTAAGAGTATTATATTGCCATAATGTCGGTGCAATCATAGTCCTCCCAGTCTAATACAATTTCTGCTTTTCCGTATTGTTCGCTAACAATATCAATTGCTGATTGCTCGTCAACCGCATCAATGTATAGCACTCTAGATGCCGTCTCTGTAATTCTAATTTTATATTCCATATTATTGTTGTTTAATTAATTTCGGTTTCCACAGTCCTATTCTATTAGACGAAAATAACTTTCCGTAGTCTTGTGAGTATCTATAATGAGCAACTTCGTTAAGTGCTTTATAGTTGTATACTTCAATATACACACCATTGCCGTAATATTCTAATACTTTATATCCTTCTTTCATAACTTAATCTTTACTTGTTGTTGTACCCTCAAAGAATGAGTGGATTGCTTTATCTTCTGCTTCTCTAATAGCCTTGTATTTCTCAACATTAGTTATTTTTTCTAATAACCATTCTTGTATATCTTCTCTACTGTCAGAGTGATATTCTTGGTTCATCCACTTTGATCGGTACATAGCTTGTATGGTACCATTACGTAATGTTCTTGTGTATTCAACTATATCTTCCATATTATCGTCTCATAGCGTAACCCGCCGCTTTGCCCGCTTCACGGAGTTCATAATTAATTCTTAGTAATATTAACTTAATTGCATCGGAAAATCTAATCTTTCTTCTCATTATATACTGTTTATTTGATTAATAGTAAGCGAATTTCTCCACATTTGTATGTATTCTTCTTCTTCAGGGTATTCAACCAAAGAACCTTTGTTATTAGAGTTCATAAATTCTTCGCCAAACATATAGGCAAAGTACTCTTTTTCAGTCATTCCATAGTAATCTTGCATAGTAGAATTAGTTTTTGTTAGTTACATTTATATTATCAAATCACTCTCGTATTCGTTTTGTAAAGGTATATAGTTTGTTTACTCATTTTTTTAGTAGAACAGGTGCTACCCACTGTATCTAGATGTTCAATTGGTAAGAACAGTAAGCCCAGATTGCTTGGTTTATACGGTCAAGTTCGCATTCACCACTGAGATATACGTTAACAGCGTTGTAGAACTTAGTTAATTTAGAGTCGGCGTAGCAAAATTCTCTTTTAAACTCGTCAAGTTCTTCGCCTTGCATGAAATTTAACCCGACGATCTCGTCTTTTACTTTTATAATATAGACATAGCGGTCATCTTGGTTGCACCACACGATCTGTTTACTCTCGACTAATTCATATTCGCTCATAGTAGTTGTTTTTAGTTACATCATTATTATCAAACTTCATTCGTATTGGTCTTGTAAGAGTGCCCATGGAGAATAGCGTATAGCATTTTCACCGAAAATAACATAAATACTTAGTTTTTAACTAAAAAGTAGGACGGGGTCTACTCTTCCGACATTATTTCAGTGCCAGGCCGGTGGTGTATAGCAAAAAGAGTGACATTAGCTGCTTATAACTACTAATAGCAGGCTAACGTCGCACTTTTCTAATCATTATTTTTTATTCAACTGGTTTATTTCTGATGCTATCATCCATAAAGGCCATGCTATAATAATACTTGCAATTATTGTTATCATATTATTTATTTTTAAGTTGTTTTATCATTATTTCATATCCTCATCATATACAAACTTACCAGTTTCGATCCAGTTTAGCACTTCTTCTTTGTATGCGTTTTCTACATGCAATGTTACGTCTGGATACTGGCTGTCGGCTTGATGTATCGTGTATTGTTCACGGCTCCGATCAGAGTTGAACCCTTCAGAGTGTATAGCACCTGTTATCAGGTACCATACAAAGATTATTTTTGTTATCATATACTATCTTTCTTGTTCTAGTATAAATCTGATTAAGTTGCTTAGTTTAAGTTGATCTGAATAGCTCAGGATCATGAATTCAGTTGTACGTGTGTACTTGTAGCCGTGCTTAGTTGCTAATTTGTAAGCTAGATTTTGTAATTGCATAGTTATTTATTTAAGTTAGTAGTCTGGACAGGATTCGAACCTGTAAGGATTTCTCCACGCGAAATCATCACGCTTGTTTACCATTTCCAACACCAAACCTTTTGTTTTACATTATTATTATCAATTGTACTTCGTATTCGTTCTGTAAGTGTATAGCATTTTTGCTTGCGCTTAAAGCGGCCTATGTTAGGCTCGCTTCAGCATCTTGAAATTCTTTTGAATTTTCATCAATTTCGATCTTTTCAATCTTAGCTAGATGTCTGACATTACTTGGCATATCAGTTGATTGCGACCAGTATTGTCTTTTAATCCAACATGGCATTATACTTAGTTTAGGCAACATTACTTTTAATACTTCATCATGATTGTAAGTTACTTTCTGATTTTTGTTGTTGATGAAAGTTATTACTTGATTTCGGCCAAGCCAATTCTTTCTGACTACAAAGTTAGCTCGTTCTATTGGCGGATATATTAAAGCCAATTCTTCAGTTGATAATTTCGCAATTGCTTGTTGTAATAATTCTTGATTGTTCATAGTTATTTAATTTAAAGTTATATTATTATTAGTTGTTTGTTATTTACATTATTATTATCAAAGTCTATTCGTATTGTTATTGTAAGAACTTTTAGACTATTTTATATTTTAATAAATTTCTATCTAAAACTTTGTCTACAAATTCTAGATCTTTTGAATTTATATATAAGATATTTTTTGAAGTTCTAATTGTAAATTTTAATTTATTTGAATTAATTAATAATTGATAAATTGATTTTTTGAAATTTTGATTGAATTGAAGTTTGATCATTTGTTGTTGTTTTTAGATTCATATTTATTATCAAATACTCTTCGTGTTCAGACTGTAAAGATTTTTGCTATACGCGTTGCTATACGCAGCCACGGCTCCGCCTGCCAATTCCATCTAGTGGAGGAAAAGGATCCCTGTTACAGGACCCAGTAGCTGGCCAGTATTATTTAGCTGGCATAGGTTTCGATTATAAACTGTAGCCAGTCGATCTGATTATTATTATCGTTCAGGACCCCGTAGCAATCTGCTATCTGATCTTCCAGATCTTCAGATAATTTTAATCTGTTATCTGATTTTAATAAATTTAATAATTCTGTTAATTCTGATTTTTTAAAATCCATTTTATATATATTTTATATTCAGATATATTATCAGAATCACCCCGTGCTCAGACTGTAGGGAAATGCTATACGCAAATGCTATACATTTGCTATACACCTTCGGTGCTTGCGCACCTCCGGTTTATCGTTACGTTAGTTCAGAGCAGGATCGAATTCATCTGAGTCAACCCATGCCCAGTACGTAGCTCCTTGCCGAGTCCTAGACCAGTCACACATACCGTTAATCTCAGCATTAGTGTCTATGCAATGTTGCACATGCTCCTGACCGAATTGCCATCTAGACTCCTCGATCATGTCGAGTCTCGTTTGCGGATGTAAATCATTTATTCTTTTCATGCGATATATTCGTTTAATTGTTTCAATTGTTCGTTCGTTAGGCTCGATCTCCAGGCTTGCACGTATGCTTCGTCTTCTTGACATAATAATTCTAATTCTTCTTCTGACATCTTGTAGTATTTATTTGTTACATATATATTATCAAAACCACTTCGTGTTGGTGTTGTAAGGAAATGCTATACGCGTTGCTATACACGCTTCGCGTCGCTCCGCTCCGTTATCGTTCGTATCGTGTGGGTTACCTCACAAGTAACATACGCACTACGGAATGCCATATAACGCACATTCGTACGCAATAACACGTATCGTAAGCACATACACGGATCATAGTGTCACGTAACGCCCATTAGCTCACATATCATACACATCGCAACGTATCGGCACGTATCGTATAACATGGCAGCCATCACGTACGCACCAAATCATAACATGTACACGACACCAAATCATAACCAACACACGACACGTGGCACACGGAAACGCAGCCATGCACGTACACACACACAGGACCCCAGGAAACCCGGAAGCGTAGGCCGTAATCCGTACGGAAAAGGCAAAACATTTTCCCAAATCCCGAAAAACGCACGGGGGGTGGGGTGAAAAAATCGATTTCCCGTTTGGGGTGCGCGGCGAAAAATGCTATACATAGCCCGTTGCTTATATTTACGTAACAAAATTTTTTTTTATTTTCCCGTAACGTAAGATATAGTACACGAAACGACGTTGTTTTGTTAATTATATCATACATTATAGTGACATTAGCTAGTTATATATAATAGTAGTAGGCTAACGTCGCTATTTTAAATTGTTAATTTACTATGTGATTATAACCTTATAAACAAACTATATGGCACAGAAGTTATCGGCTACGGCTAAGAGAGATAAAGCTGCTAGGGATTTAGCTTTTGCTAAGACACCGGCTAGGCGAGCAAAGAAGGCAGACAGCCAAAGAAAGCATCGAGCTAACCCTAATGCTAAAGGTTTGGATTGGGATCATAAGGATCAAAGATTTGAATCACCTGCGAAGAATAGAGGGAACGATGGCCAAGGTACTAAATCAGAAGGCAAAGCTAACTATAAAATAACAAGATGATATGAAAGCAGGTTGCAAATGCGCAGTGAAATCTCCAGCAAAGAAAACAGAAGCCTGGACCCGCAAAGAGGGTAAGGACCCAAAAGGAGGATTGAATGCTAAAGGAGTGGCAAGTTATAGAGCGGCTAATCCTGGTAGTAAATTACAAACCGCGGTTACTAAAAAACCATCGGAATTAAAAGCAGGTAGTAAAGATGCAAACCGTAGAAAATCATTCTGCGCTAGAATGTCTGGTATGCCTGGAGCAATGAAAAAGCCAAATGGCGAACCAACTAGAAAAAAATTAGCACTAGACAAATGGAACTGTTAAAGAGAAAAGACGGTAGTACCTCAAAAAGAGGATTGTGGGATAATATTAGAGAAAACAAAGGTTCTGGCAAGAAACCCACTAAAGCCATGCTGAAACAAGAGAAGTTAATTAAAAGCAAAAAGAAATAACATGGCACGGATACAAACTTACAATATAGATTCTCTTATAGAAGGTTCGGATAAACTTGTAGGCACTGATGGTACTATAGGCTTAGAATTAAATAAAACTAAGAATTTTACATTAGGCGGAATAAAAGCATACACGTTAGATGAGCCTATATTGACAGGCATATTTGAATACACTGATAACGCTGATGCTATCGCAAATGGGTTAGCAATCGGCGCAGTGTACAGGACAGCAGACTTGTTAAAAATAGTACATTAATATATTACAATAATTAAACAATTAAATTAAATAAAATGGAATACAATAATCCGAGTGAGATTGTTAAAGATCTTACCTATGGCGAAGAAGCTAGAGGAAAAATAATGCTAGGCGTTGAGAAATTAACAAACGCAGTGAAGTCCACATTGGGAGCTTCTGGAAAATGCGTGATATACGAAGACGCGCTAGGTCGGCCGGTGATTACAAAAGACGGAGTTACAGTCGCAGAGTCTGTAGTCTTGATAGATCCTGTCGAAAATATAGGCGCTACCTTAATAAAAGAGGCCGCCGCTAATACAGTGAGAGACGCGGGAGACGGTACTACTACAGCTACCGTCTTAGCGCACTCATTATTAAAAGAAATAAACAACTATAAAGGGTACGATACCGCAAGGGAAATTAAAGGGGGCATCGACAAAGCAACTGCTGCGGTAATGGCTTACTTAGATTCTACAAGCGTTCCTGTTAAAGGTAAAATGTTGCGAAGTGTTGCTAGTATAAGTTGTAACAATGATAAAGAATTAGGCGAAAAGATAGGCGATGCTTATGAGAGAGTAGGTGCTGACGGCGTTGTTATGATGGAAGAATCAGAAACAAATGAAACTTATGTAGAGTTTGTAGATGGCGTACAATTTGACTCTGGGTTAAAATCACAGTACTTAGTTACTGACCGGGATAAAATGACGGCCGTTTTAGATAAGCCATACGTGCTAATTGTTAGTTCACCATTGCCTAACATTAGAAAAATACAAAACGTCCTAGAACACATCCAGAAGACGCGTAGGAGCCTATTAATAGTAGCTGAGGTTGATCAGCAGCCATACGCAACATTGCTAGCTAATAAAGTCAAGGGTAATATAAAAGTAAACATCGTGGATCCTCCTGGGTTTGGAGCGACAAGATTAGATACATTAGAAGACTTAGCTTTTCTAACAGGAGCTACGTTAATTGACGAAGCAATGGGCGACGATCTAGACTTAATAGATATTAATATATTAGGTGAGGCTGTTAAAGCTGTTACGGATAACAAAGTTACTGTTCTACAAATAGACGAAGCGGGTGAAGAACTAGCTGTGCGTGTAGAAGATGTTAGAAAGAAGATAAAGAATGAAACAAATTCTTTCCTTAAGAAAAAATTAGAGCAAAGGTTAGCAATGCTTTCTGGTAAAGTAGGCATTATTAAAGTAGGAGCTGATTCTAAGGTTGAGCTTAAAGAAAAGAAAGATAGAGTAGAAGATGCAATATACGCAACTAAAGCGGCATTGAAAGAAGGAATTGTTGCCGGTGGAGGTGTTGCTTTATTAGATGCGGCATTAAATATAAAACCAGAAAAAGACACTACGTTTAGTGACGGAGAAACACTATTATTAAACGCTATAAAAGCTCCATTTTTTACAATATTAGATAACGGAGGCGTTGCTAAACCAGACGCTGAAACATTGATGTATAAAGAAGTTGGGAAAGGGATTGATGTTACATGCGAATGCCATGTTGACATGATTACCAGAGGCATAATAGATCCGGTTTTGGTAACAAAATCGGCGCTCAAAAATGCGGTGAGTGTTGTAACTACTATAGTTTCAGCAGATTGTGTAATCAGTAATATGAGGATCAATGCAAGCAATTAGTCACTACTTAATAATAGATAATATAAAAGAAGCGCCAAAGACAATTGGAGGCTTAGAAATAATGGATTCTCAAAATAACGAATTACGTTATTTAAAAGGAGAGATAGTTAGTATAGGCGATTTAGTTCCCGATGTACTCAAAGTTGGCGACTTAATAAGATATGACAAACATGCGGGTCATAGTATCCCAGTTGATGATAAATTATTGTATGTAATAAAAGTAGGGGATATAGTATGTAAGCTATGAAACTAAACGCCCAACTCTTAAAAGATATGAATTTATTTAAGTATTATAGGCTTGTCAGAAGATGGGCCTGTAAAACTTATGATTTAACGGATGCTGATTTAGAATTACTTATTTATTTAGATTGCAAATTACGATTTACACGTAATGATTTCATTAATGGTGTATATACCTACTCATGGGATAAAAACCGGTGGGAGCGCTTAAGAAAAGACGGGTGGATAGATGTATGGCGGGAACGCAATAGAACTACCATAAAATACAGTATATATAAAACGTCTTTTAAATGTCAACAATTAATAAGTAGGATATATAGGATCCTGCTAGCAGAAGAGGATCTGCCAACATCCTATAGGAGCAAATTTTTTAACAACAAGTCATATACGGACAAAGTCTTTAATAAAGCTATTGACGATATGATAAAAGACAAAGACAGGTAAAACCAATAATTATGGCAATTAAAAAGAAAGTTACAGAAAAAGCTACTGGAGAAAAGTATGCTTCAAAATCCGCAAAAGCAAAACACGAGAAAAAAGAGTCAAAAGCGGAAATGAAGAAAGAGTACGGGTACGTAAAGTCCCCTGCTAAGATGGGTAGTTCAGAGGCTATTAGTAAAGCAAGATCTACTCAAGTTAATGCTGACAAAAAAAGAAAAACCAACGAGGCAACAAAAAGTTATAACGACGCTAAAGCTACGCTTCGCTCTACAGATAAAAAACTTGATCAACCAGGCGGTAGATACGGAACAGCTAGGCAAGCAGCTGCAAGACGTGTTTCATCAATGGAAGCATCAGACCCAAAAACATATAAAAGTATTAAAGGGTTACCGGCTCCTGGCGCAAAAGCAACGACTAAGCCGGCTACTAAGCCAGCAGAAAAACCAAAAGCAAATAGTTACGAAACTGCTAATAAAGGCGGAGCTATGGACAAACTTGTTAAAGCAAGAAATTCCGCAGCAAAAGGCAGCCGCGAATATGCTGCGGCTCAAAACCAAATCAATGCAGCGATGGGATCAAAAGTTAGACATGCTGCTAAAAAAATTGAATCGGTTAGTGTGTTAAAACCTGTTGAAGTCAAAAAAGCTGAAATAACAGTTTCTACCCCGGCTAAGATGAAAAAAAAGTGTTAATAAACAAAATATAAAAAATATGGCATCAGTACCAATTACAACAAGATTATTCAAAGGCGGTAAAAAAACTGGCGGGAAAAAATTAAATCCAGGAGGATCACCTGTGGTTGCCCCTGACGGTAACCGTCCAATCAAAACTTATGCCGGAGATAAGTTATTTAAAAACGCTCCGAACTCCCCACTAAATAAATAACATGAGTTACTTAATTCCTGTTACTAGTAAGTTGAAGAAAGGCAGTCCTAAAAGTTCAACAAAAAAACCAGTTAAATCACCGGCTAAGTTAGCTCCGCTTTTAGCGGCGGTTGCTCCTATGATTGCCGGGAAATTAATGGAAAAAGCAGAATAGTTATGGCCTTCAAAATGAAAACTAAAGATTCTTTGTTTGGAATTGATCCAAGCACGTCTACTATTAATAATCCTGTATTTAGTAAAAAACTAGACAAAGGCATAGGCGCTGAGGCAAATAGAGATGGTACTATTTTTGTTAATGAAGACTTGAGTGATTCTAAAAAAGAAGAGGCGGTAGAGCATGAGGACTTGCATTTAAAGCAAATGGCTCAAGGTAAATTATCGTATACGAATGATACCGTAACTTGGAAAAAAGATACGAAATCTCCGGCTAGGGTATATACAAGGCTTATGATGATGGAAGGTGCTAAAAACCTACCCTGGGAAAAAGAAATATATGATAAAACAAAAAAACAGAAAAAATGAAATCACTACCAATAACTCATAAGGCTTTAAACTCGCCTGCTAAGGTAAGCATGGAATTTCTTGTAGAGAACGATAGCCAGACACACAAACAATTCCAAGACATTGGAGGCGACTACGCTAAAGGCCGAAAAGAAGGTTTAAAAATGACCGAAAAAAAAGGGCCTCAACGTAAGGAACCAGAGCCCGCGAAAACATCCCCGCAAGACGCAAAAGCAAAAGCAGAAGCAGAAGCAGCGGCAGCTAAAGCCTCAGGCACAACAGAAATTAAAGCGGCCCCGGCCCCATAAAAAATAAAAAAATATGAAAAATATGAATAGAGGATTCAAAATGACATCCCCGTTGAAATTTGAAAAAGGCGGACCTGGCGATAAGAACGCCTCGGAAAAGGCAAATACAACTACTACGAAGAGACCTGGCCAATATGGAGGTATAGAAGGTACTATTGTTAGCAAAACCACTATAAAAGAAGGAGCAAAAGGATCAACAGTGGCACTAGAACCGGCGAAAAAATGGAAAAAAGAAAAAACTACAGCAAGAAACCTAGAGGCATATAAAAAGATGACTCCAGAACAGAAAGCAATTGCTGACAAAAAAGAAAGAGCAAAAAACAAAGTTAAAAAAGCAGACTTTGAAAAAGCAAACCCCGCTAAAACTACAACGACCGCCTCAGCATCAAGCAGATCAACAGAAGACGCTTTTGAGCCAACAAAGGAAGAAGCAAAACCCGGCGATAGAATTGATAATTTTACACCCGAAGAAAGAAGAATGCAAGGTAGAGAGGGCAAAATTTCAAAAAGACAGGAAAAAGAGGAAGGAGCACAAAACACTAGACGTACAGCTAGATTTGCAAAGCAAGAGGCTAAAAACCAGAACATGAGTGGTAAAGACGCTAGACAAGTTAAAAAAGATATTAAGTCCGGAAAAACCAATGCAAATGTTACTGCAGCTTTAGGAGGCGAGGAAAATGCAAAATTAGCTCGTTCTGAATATGAAAAATCTAAGTGGCAAGGACCGGTTAGCAAAGCAGGCAAAAAATTGTCGTTAGAAAACCCTGATCAAGCTGCGGCCGTTAAAGGGCAAGGAGCCAAAGGGCAAAGTAGTAATGCTGTCTCAGGAGCTAGCACTGGTACTGAGTATACAGAAGGTTCTCTACTACAAGGAAAAAAAGAAGGTGGTGACAAAAAAATAACTGAAGCTACAAAAAATCTAGAGGTTGCAGTGCCAGGCAAAAAATCTGTAAGTGTTTCAGAATCTAAAGAAACTACTACTACAGAAAAACCAAAATATGATTTTTCAGCTGAAGGTAATAAAATACCAGAGAGCTTTAAAGATACTAAAGCACCCGCTAAAATGAGATCAAGCGCCTTGAAATTTGTAATGAAAGGATTTGGATCAAAATTAGGCAAAAAATAATATTATAAGGAAAACACGTAACTAATGGCTAGAATAAGTACATACATTATAGATCAGCCAGTCGATGCGGATGACAAATGGATCGGCACCGCGTTTGGCTTAGGAACTACAAAAAACTTTACAGCACGTGGGGTTGCTAGTTTCTTAAACACTTCTAGTTCAATAGCAGGTCAAACAAATTTCTTTTTTCAAACTAACTTAAACCCTGGTAGACTTAAAGGGTCGATAAGTTTCTTAAACGGAGGCGGAGTAAATACTCCGTTTTCTAGTTTAATATCTATAAAGGTTAGTAAGTATTCTTATTCAGATAATCTAATAGCGGAATATTTACAAACTATGGTTGGGTCGAATATAATTATTTCCCAAACGGATGATATAAATAAATTTGGGGTTTATAAACTAAATAACTTAACACAAGATCCAGTTGAACTAGATTTTTTGGATGCTTCATTAGAGTTGGTAATATCCAACGGAGCATTACTTTTTGATAAGTTTTACACATTTATGCCGTATTCGTCAGGAGTCACAGACTTATCATATACTCCTGGTATTCTAAATGGGATCGTTAATAGCAGTACTGGTACAGATGCAGTAATACCTCTAGCAGGACTTGTTAACGCTGGATTATTTTCAGCTGCAGAGAAGTCTAAGTTAGATGGACTTGAACTACAAAACCTACAAAAGGTTGTAAATATAGGAAATAGTATTTCTAACTACGGAGGTATCGGAAATGCAAGCATACAGTCTACAAACTTTTCAAATAATAGAACCTTATATTTAAATAATAATAGTCATCCAACTATAAAGTTAGAGGATAACCTAGACGGTAATCACTACACGGTAATTGATATAGACACGTTGAATTTAAGCGGTGTGTCTTATCCTTGGAGTAGCATTGTTGAAGGTTCTCAGAATCTTCAGGATGTAACTGATGAGGGAGCAATTACTACGAATAGCATTCAACTTATTGATTCTGCTGAGGTGTTATTTGGAACTGGTGGAGGTATATTACTAGATAACGCATCAAGACTTAGAGAGGGTACTATTGATGCTGGATTAGGTGGTTCAAAAGGGATCGCTCAAATATGCGGTATTGGGTATGAGTTGAAATGGGAAGCAGGTAGGCTTTATGTGATGAATGGAAATGGAAATGGGATTAGAGGGTCATTGTATAATTTCAACATTGTACCTACTGTAGATGATGATAATACAAAAGCCTACTATATAGGATCGTTGTGGTCATTAGATAATGGAGATGTTTATGAATGTTTAGATGCTACAACAGGTGCGGCAGTTTGGGATTTAAAGAATACAGGTAGTACTCCAAACCTTCAACAGGTTACAGATGAGGGAGCAACTACTGATAATACTATAACTATAAATCCAACAGTAAGTACAAACGGATTAAATATAAATACCACTTGGATTGATGGAGAACCAAGTTCAAAAGGAATAAATATAATTTCAGCAGGAGAAAATACAGGTATATATATAAATAATTCAATAAATGGAAACGCAATTTATGCATTAGGTAATAATAATGATGTAACCGCTTATATTAATGGCGGTGATACTGGACTTAACCTAACTAACATTGGAAGTACAGGGATAGCCGTGAGTGGAGGTTCTTCAGAGTCTATTAATGTATATAACGCTAATGGAGACGTAGGTTTAAGAGTGTATCAAAATCTTGGTGATGCTATTCTACTTAATTTAAGTTCTACTTCTAGTGGTATTACAATTAATAGTGGTTTGTCATCGGTAGGTAATACTATTGTTATAAATAAAAACGGAGTTGAAAAGTTAGTAGTAAATCAAGCAGGGGAATTAACTGCCCAAAAACTAATAAAAGATGGAGGATTTGACTTTCAGTTTTTAAAGGCAGACGGTTCGGTTGATAATAATACATATCTTACTTCTGCTGACTTACCATCTACACTAGACCTATACGCTACAACATCACCTGATCCTATTATAGCTGGTTATACAGCATTAGTTAGAAATATAGCTGACGCAAGATATAATACTGACGCAGCCGATGTTCTAACTCCATTAGTTGACGGAACTATAGCATCACCTACGTTTTGCGGGGCGGTAATTAGTGACCCTAGTGTTCTATTAGGTAATCCTGGGGTATTTAACTTTACAGTAATTGGTAATATAAGAAGAGTAAGCGGTTCTACATCTAGTGGAGCTGATTTTTTCTATAGTATTTATAAAAGAGATTTAGCTGGAACAGAAGTATTTATAGCTGACGGAGCTAAAGTTCCTGTGCCTGCTAACGGTGGATTATATATTGAGTATATATCTACAGCGTTATGGAATAATGGAATTTTCTTAAGTACAGACAGGATAGTCCTAAAGTTTTACGGAATCCAAACAGGTGGAGGAACTGGAGCTTATTATGAATTTCTATTTGGAGGAGCTGATCCAGTAAGAGGGACGGCGGCCATATCTTCTGCAATAATACCTAACATTTACTTAAAGGATTTAGCCGATGTTGAGAAAACTCCCGCTTTAGATAATGAGATACTATATTGGAATGACTCTGCGTCTTTATGGGAGCACTCAGAAGCTGTTGATTTAATTCCAGACGCAACAACTACTCAAAGAGGGTTAATGTCAACAGGAACACAGACATTCGCTGGAGATAAAACATTTACAGGAACAACTGCTGGAATAAGTAAATCAATGGTAGGATTATCTAATGTAGATAATACCACTGACTTACTTAAGCCTATTTCTACTGCTACACAAAACGCTTTAGATTTAAAATCTAACGATAACGACGTGGTTCATTTAACAGGAGCGGAAACAATAGCAGGGATAAAAACTTTTAGTTCTTCGCCTATTGCCCCAACTTCGGCAACAGGAACAAATAACACGGAATTAGCGACAAACGAATTTGTAACAAATGCTATAAATACAGCTACCCCAGGAACTGGGTATACAGTATACAATATATTGATAACCAAATCGGAAAATATAACAACCCAAACGACGGGAACGTCTGGAGGCGTTCCTTATGTTCAAAACGGTAGAAATGTAATGATAAACAACGGAGCGACAGCAATAACGATAGACGTTACAAACGCGGTTACTGACTTTATCGCTAGTTATACTAAAATCGGAAACGCAAACATAACATTTATTGGGACAGGAATAACATTTGTAAATTCTTTTAGTGGCGTTGTATTAAACGGGCTTTCGGGTAGTACCGCGTTGTTAGTAAAAAACGGGTCAAATGTATATTTGTCAATTAATAATATAATAACATAATGAACCCAGCAATTCTTTATTTATCGGGCGTAGAAGTTAAAGCCAAATACAATCCAACCCCTGTTATTATAGGCGGTCAAATATGGGATTTAAAAAATTTAAGTACATTTACTTATAGGGACGGTGCGGCAATTCCTAGGACAGGGGCATGGGTAGGAGCAACGACAGGAATTTGGAGGTATTATAATAATGATTCAAACAACGGTCAAATTTATGGAAAACTTTATAATTGGTATGCAATGGCGGGCATTTACGATTCCGCTTCGTTGTCAAATCCATTATTAAGAAAAAATATCGCACCCGAAGGTTGGAGGGTAGCGACGGAGTCCGATTGGAATAGATTATCTTATTACAACGGTAGAGACGCGGTTTCGGGCGGACTATTAAAAGAGTTTGGGACTACAAATTGGACAGCCCCGAACACAGGTGCGGTTTCTTCGCCAAATTTATTTAAGGCATTGCCAGGGGGTTTTAAATCAGGCGCAGACGGAACGTTTAACGGAATAAATACCACCGGGACTTGGTGGGCTTATGACTCAAATGTCGTGCCGGGTAGAAATGTTGTTTATAACGACGACGCTTTATTAAAAACAGCGTTAAGCGCAAATATAGGGCGTTCAATTAGATTAATTAAAGAAGACCAAACAATACCCGATTTTACAGTAAATTCTATAAGCAATTTAACCGAAAGTACGGCAACTAGTGGCGGAACATTTGGAAATTTATCATTAACCCCAAGTTTGTCGGATAAGGGTATTTGTTGGAGTTTATTTAATTTTCCAAATAAAGTTAACGATTCTTTTATTTCCGCAGGTAGTGGAACAACGCCAAATCCTTACAGTTCAAATATAACGGGGTTAATACCAGGACGGACTTATTATGTAAGGGCTTACGCTGTTCCGTCAGACGGTTCGGAAACTTTGTATTCTACAAATACAGTCACTTTTACAGCGCAATACAGTTATATTTTAGACACTTACGGAACGTCCGTACATCATGCTTTTTCGTTACGAAAATTAAAATCTACTTATAGCGGTTTTTGTTTCCGGGGGGCTAGAACAATAGGGGGGATTACTGTAGAGGTGAACGTCGGTTTTGATTCAAATTTCACAATTTCACTAGATAGCCCAATTACTACTATATCGGGAGCAGGTTCGACTAGCGCGACAACGTTAGGACAATTTGCGGGTTCTTTAGGATATACAAATCCTGATGCAATTCCGCAATTACAAACGGTTTCCGTTGTAACGTGGTATGACCAAAGCGGAAATAATAAAAATGTTACAAATGCTGTATTAGGAGGGCGCCCATTTATAGTGTTTTTAGGCGATTTACTTGGTATTAACAGTTACAATAGAGTAGCGCTTAGGTTTGTGAAAAATTCTAGTCAGAGTTTAACTAGAACTGACACGACAGCAAACATAAATAACATGTCAAGTTATTTTACAGGTGGTATAGCTCCATTAGCTACTGCTAGTCAAGTTGGTTACTCATTGAGTAATACAACAGCAAATAGATTTTTCTTTCCAAACTATACTGGAACAAATATAACTGCGGGATACAATACTTTAGGACAAGCAATAATATTGAATACAGGGTTTACATCAGATAGAAAATTATACGAGTTAATTTCACCAACGCCAGGAAGTACTACACTTACAGAGGCTTGGACAAATGGTGTATCTAAAGGAACTGTAGCAACAGCTAATGCGGCAACTACTAGTATACAAATAGGAACTGCTGGAGCAGCATATTTTGATGGATTTATTAATGAGGTTATAGGTTGGCAAACAAATGCAAACAGGGTAGAAAAAGAAACAAATATTAACGCATATTGGCAAGTATATTAAGATGATAACAATTAACACAAACAGAGAGATCGAAATTAGAAATATCACCTACGAGGTGATGTTTAGCAAGATAGTTAGTCTATCAATTCAAAAGATTGAACAGGATAGAAATGGTGTAACAGCTACTGGATTTTATTATTATACAGACGACGAGGGTATGGTTGTAAAACTAAAAGACAATAAGACTTATATGTCTTGGGAACAAATAGAGGAGGCTGAATTCAACGGTATACCGCCAATGACAGATGTGAACTATAAAGAAGCAAACTTTGAGAGGTTAATGACGTTTACTATTCTTAAACTAACTCAAGAGTCTGGTCAAAACTTTGGTATTAATATTGAAGACTGGGATATATAATAATAAATTAAAACAATTAATCATTATGAGCACTAAGGAAAAGTTAGATATTGTATTGAATAAATGGATTAGTAGGAAATTGTCCGTTTTTATAGTCGCATGCTTCGGGTTATATTCTGGTTATTTAGAATCAGCAGACTGGGTTATAATAAGCACAGCTTACATAGGAATTCAAGGGGTTACTGACATTGTTAACAAATTAAAGAGATGATAGATCAGGGATCAATAAAACTATATTGTTTGAATGCTTTAACAATTTATTTAAGCTTTACAAATTTGGAAACAACATTAAAAATAGTATTATTATTAATATCAATAATATATACTAGCATGAAAATATACGATTGGGTACTAACTAAATTAAATAAAAAAGATGGTAATAACAGTAAAGAGACTTTACAAGACTGAGAATTCAACAATAGGAGAATTATTAATAGATGGCGTATTCGAATGTTTTACTTTGGAAGACAAAGAGAGACCTGTAAAAATTAAAGGAGAAACTGCAATACCTAAAGGCACATACAAAGTAATTATAAATCAGTCTAACAGATTTAAAAGATTACTGCCTTTGCTAATTGATGTACCAAACTTTGAAGGAGTGAGAATCCATAGTGGTAATTCTAATCATGATACAGAGGGATGCATACTAGTTGGCCAAACTAGGAATAAAAACTACATAGGTCAATCAAGAAAAGCTTTCGAAAAATTATTCAAAAAAATGCAAGCTGCTAAGAATATAACACTAACAATTATATCGTAATGGCAAAGCATAATAGAAATTTTATAGTCTTTTGGATATTAGTATTAATATCATGTATTATTGTATCTACCACATCTTCTTGTGCATCTAGGAAAGTTAGCGTAGAAAAACTTAATGCTAAAAGTGATAGCATCGTAAATACAGAAGTTAAAGTTGTAACTATAGAAAACAAAATAAAAACGGATTCTACAAATATAACTACAAATATAGATAGTAGTGAAATTACTATAACACCTATTGATTCTAGTAAAACAATTATCGTTGATGGTAAAAGTTATAAAAATGTTGTTTTGAATATTAAAAGAAGTAAAACTAATAGGTTATACACTAACAATAAAAAAGAGGTACAGGAAAAGCAAAAAGATTCTGCTGCTGCTACAGAAACAAAAGTAAAAAAACAAACAACTAATAAGAATAAAACAGTAGATAAAAAAGCAAACTATTGGTACTTACTCTATTGGTTAATATTAATATCAATATTATATTTATTATGGCGAAACAAACTGTGGTTACTAAAAAGGTTGTGAAAAATATTTCAAGACCTGGTGTTCATGCAAAAAGTAAAACATCAAAATTAAAGTCTTCAAAGTTATATAAAAAAGCTTACGCGGGACAAGGCTAATAAGTAGCTTTATACAAGTATTCTTAAGATACCTTATAAACAAGTGATTTATATAAATAATAACAATCAAATCAAATAAAAAAATGAAAAAAACAGAAAACACAATTGTAGAACAAATTACATTAACTGCTGAAGAGCTTGCTCAATTACAAGGATTAGTAAAAGATTTTAATTCCCTTCAAGCTAAATGCGGCGAGATCGAAATTCAAAAGCATCAACTTTTACATAAAGTTGACGAAGTTATGCAAACATTAGATATTATGCAAGCTGGATTAAAAGAGACTTATGGCGATGTAGTAATTGATATAAATACTGGCATTTGCAGACCACAAAGCGATGAAATTAGTTCGTAAAATAAGTATAGGCAAGGATTATAAGACCGACGCTATGCACTACTCTGTTGGGCAGGAAGTATACGGCGGTCATATAATCAGCAATATAATAGAAGAAGAAGATAAGTACTCTATATATATTAAAAAGAATGAAGAGGTAGTGCCGTGGAAAGACTTTAATAAAAATATGGCTATATCTGTAGAATATAATTTAGATTACTAATGCGAAGTGTTTTTAGTTTTATAGTAGAGCCTATAGCTAATAGGTACACTAACGTTAAAGAAACAGAGAATGGTAAACTAATACTAAACACAGAACTACAAAATTATCAATACGTAAGTAGGCATGGTGTAGTTAAAGGTTTACCTTTAGCAATAGATACTCCTATAAAAGAAGGAGATGAGGTAATTGTGCACCACAATGTATTTAGAAGGTTTCACGATATCAAAGGAATAGAAAAAAATAGTAAAGCATATTATGATGAGTCTACCTATTTTGTAGATGAAAATCAAATATTCTTATATAAACATAATGGTAAATGGATTGCGCCTAAGGGTTATTGTTTTATAAAACCACTAAAGTCAAAGAATATATTTACTACAGATCATGAAAGACCATTAGTCGGTATATTAAAATATGCCGATGAAAGTCTTTTAAAAAATAATATAGAAGCAGGTTCGCTAGTAGGTTTTTTACCTGGTAGTGAATATGAATTTATAGTAGAAGGGCAGAGGTTATACCGAGTACCCACCAATTTAATTTCAATAAAATATGAATGTAAAGGAGACGAAGAAGAATATAATCCTAGCTGGACATAAAGCCGTACTTGAGTTAATCAAGGTTGCTGAAGAAGCTATCTTAAACAACGGAGAGGACGATCTATCTGCTGATAAATTAAAAAATGCAGCAGCCACAAAAAAACTAGCTATTTTCGATGCGTTCGAAATACTCAGTAGGATCGAAGAAGAAGACAATATTCTTGAGGATCGACCGAAAGAAGAAGTTGAGAAAGTTGCATTCAAAGGCTTTGCAGAAAGGAGATCTAAATAATGTACGAGCAAAGTTTAGTTAAGTCAATTGAACCTATTAAACTTACAACCATATCTAGGTTGAACAAAGCTAAGAAGTGGGAGTATGGATATAATAAGGAACACGATATTGTAGTAATAAGTAAAACTGGCCAGATAGGCGATATATACGAGATACAGAATCTTAAAATAGCTTTACCTAAAACTCCAGCCAAGATTGACAATATAAATAACAAATGGACAGTATCTGATTATCCAAAAGAACTAAAAAGCATTAAGAGCGTTTTTGATTGGAGAGAATACCCTGAAGCATTTAAAGAAAAGTGGGAAGGTTATATTGATGAGGAGTTTAAACGTAGGGAGGAAGGTCATTGGTTTGTTAATAAAGGAATAAACACATATATAACTGGTACACATTATATGTACCTACAATGGTCAAAAATTGACGTTGGACCACCTGAATTTAGAGAAGCAAATAGATTGTTTTTTATATTTTGGGAGGCTTGCAAAGCAGATAATAGATGTTACGGTATGTGCTATTTAAAGAATAGACGTTCCGGATTTTCATTTATGGCTTCAGGCGAAACGGTAAACCTAGCTACAATAACCGGTGATGGACGATTTGGTATATTATCAAAGTCAGGGGCGGATGCTAAAAAAATGTTTACAGATAAGGTTGTACCCATATCATTAAACTATCCGTTCTTTTTCAAGCCAATACAAGATGGTATGGATAGACCGAAAACGGAACTTGCGTATCGTATACCTGCTTCTCGTTTAACAAGAAAGTCTATACAATCTAAAGATAAGACAGAAGTACTTGAAGGTCTTGATACAACTATTGACTGGAAAAACACAGGAGATAATGCTTATGACGGTGAAAAACTACAGTTGTTAGTTCATGATGAGTCCGCTAAATGGTTAAGACCAGATAACATTTTGAATAACTGGAGGGTAACCAAAACTTGTTTAAGGTTAGGTAGTAGAATTATTGGTAAGTGTATGATGGGATCAACATCAAACGCATTAGACAAAGGCGGTGAAAACTACAAAAGTTTATATTATAATTCTGACGTAACAAAAAGAAATAGGAACGGTCAAACTAGATCAGGTTTATATGCTTTATTTATTCCAATGGAATGGAACTATGAGGGTTTTATCGACCAATATGGTCACCCTGTATTTGACACGCCTAAGAAAGATGTTTTAAGCCCTCAGGGGGATATAATCGACATCGGGGTTATAGAACATTGGAACAATGAAGTTGATGGCTTAAAAGGAGACCAGGACGCTTTAAATGAATTATACAGACAATTTCCAAGAACCGAAGAACACGCGTTTAGGGATGAGACAAAAAGCAGTATATTTAATTTAGCAAAAATATACGAGCAAATAGATTACAATAGCGATTTACGTTTTAGCAATGTAATTACGCGTGGGAGTTTCTCTTGGGCTAATGGTATTAAAGACTCTAAAGTAGTTTTTAATCCAAATGAGAATGGTAGGTTTCTAATAACCTGGGTGCCATCTGCTAATTTACAAAATAGTCAGATTGTACGTAATGGGTTTAAGTTTCCGGGAAATGAACATATAGGTGCTTTTGGTTGTGATAGTTATGATATATCCGGAACAACTGATGGGCAAGGTTCAAAAGGAGCTTTGCACGGATTAACAAAATTTTCTATGGAAGATGCACCGCCAAACACATTTTTCCTACAATACGTTGCTCGCCCTCAAACAGCGGAAACATTTTTTGAAGAAGTGCTAATGGCCTGTGTATTTTACGGCATGCCAATTTTAGCAGAAAACAATAAACCTAGATTATTATATTATTTTAAAAGAAGAGGATACCGTGGCTATTCAATAAATAGACCCGATAAATTATGGACTAAATTGTCTGTAACTGAAAAAGAAATTGGGGGTATACCTAATTCAAGTGAAGATATTAAACAAGCTCATGCCGCTGCTATAGAAAGTTATATACAAAAATATGTTGGTATAAAAGAAGATGGCGAGTTTGGCAGTATGTATTTTAATGAAACTTTAAATGATTGGTCAAGATTTGATATAAGTAATAGAACTAAATATGACGCAACAATAAGCTCGGGGCTAGCTATAATGGCTTGCAATAAAAATATGTATCACCCTTCAGCAGAAGTACAAAGGCAAAAATTGAATTTAACAATCGCTAGGTATACTAATAGCGGTTCAACATCACAAATAGTAAAATAATATGGCTGAGTCAGTTATAAAAAGTTTTTTTCCGAGCCAAGTAGCTAGCGATAAAGAGAAAATGTCGCAAGAGTATGGGTTAAAAGTAGGTAGAGCTATTCAAGATGAATGGTTTAAAACCAATTCAGGCACTACCAGGTTCAAAAATAACCAAGCCGCGTTTCACAGATTAAGACTGTACGCAAGAGGAGAGCAGTCAATACAAAAATATAAAGATGAATTGTCTATTAATGGTGATTTATCTTATCTTAATTTAGATTGGAAGCCAGTCCCTATTATCCCTAAATTTGTAGATATAGTAGTGAATGGTATTGCAGATAGAGGCTTTGATATAAAAGCATATTCGCAAGACCCTTATGGAGTTAATAAACGCACAGAGTTTATGGAGTCTATAATAAGGGATATGCAAACACAAGAATTAAACAGGTTTGCAGAAGAAAAGTTTGGCGTTAATTTATTTGAAAACCCGCCTGAACAATTACCTGAGTCTAAAGAAGAGTTGGATATATACATGCAACTAACATACAAGCAAGGTGTAGAAATAGCGGAAGAAGTAGCTATCAATACTATATTAGACGGTAATAGATACGACTTGACGAAAAGAAGAATCATATATGACATTACAACATTAGGAATAGGTTGTGCAAAAAATACTTATAATAAGGCTCAAGGTATTAAAGTGGAATATGTGGATCCAGCTAATTTAGTATACTCATATACGGAGTCTCCATACTTTGATGATATATACTATGTTGGCGAGATTAAGTCTGTTCCAATAAATGAATTGAAATTACAATTCCCAGAATTAACGAATGAAGACTTAGAATCTATATCTCAACAGGGTTACCAAAATAACACTTTTTTTGATACAGTAAGAAATTCACAAGACAATGCTGATTCTAATACAATACAACTATTGTATTTTAATTATAAGACTTACATGAATGAAGTCTATAAGGTTAAAGAAACTGCCACAGGAGCTTCAAAAATAATAGTTAGAGATGATCAATTTGACCCACCGATAGATGAGCTAGAAGCTAAATACGGTAAGATGTCTAGATCGCTTGAAGTATTATATGAAGGCGTATTAGTATTAGGCACACCAAGATTACTCAAATGGGAGATAGCTAAAAACATGATGCGCCCAAAGAGTGATTATACTAAAGTTAAAATGAACTATAGTATAGTTGCACCTAGAATGTATAAAGGTAGAATAGAATCGTTAGTTGGTAGAATTACCGGCTTTGCGGATATGATACAACTAACACATTTGAAATTACAACAAGTTTTATCTAGAATGGTGCCAGATGGTGTATATCTAGACGCTGATGGACTTTCAGAAGTTGATTTGGGTAATGGCACAAGTTATAATCCACAGGAAGCATTAAATATGTATTTCCAAACAGGATCTGTAATAGGTAGGTCATTTACGCAAGAAGGAGATATGAATCCTGGCAAGATACCAATTCAAGAGTTGAATACGGGCAATGCTGGTGGTAAAATGCAAAGCTTAATAGGCACATATAATTATTACTTAGGTATGATCAGGGATGTGACGGGATTAAACGAAGCAAGAGACGGTTCAACACCGGATGCTAATGCCTTAGTAGGGGTACAAAAAATGGCGGCTGCTAATTCAAATACCGCAACTAGACATATATTACAAAGTGGTTTATTTATTACCGCTGAGATGGCTGAAATGCTTTCGTTAAGAATTTCAGATGTATTAGAATACGGGCCGTCAAAAGAAGCATTCGTACAAAAGATAGGAGGACACAATGTTGGTATCCTGGAAGAACTAAAAGATTTACATCTTCATGATTTTGGTATATTCATAGAATTAGTTCCTGACGATGAGGAAAGGCAAATGCTAGAAAATAATATACAGGTATCACTCGCCCAAAAGAATATAGATATAGAAGACGCTATTGATATTAGAGAAGTAAAGAATCTAAAGTTAGCAAACCAACTATTAAAAATAAAAAGGAAAAAGAAGGTAGAAAGAGACCAAGCTATGCAGCAAGAGAATATGCAGGCACAAGCTGAAGCTAATATGCAAACTCAACAACAAGCAGCACAACTAGAAATACAGAAAGAACAACAATTAATTTCGCAGAAAATACAGTTAGAACAAACTAAAGCAGAATTAGAGTTAAGACGTATGGAAAGAGAAATTGCTGCTAAAAGAGAATTGATGCAGTTAGAATTTGAATTAAGCATGCAATTAAAGGGCGTTGAAGCTGATGCTTACAAAGCAAAAGAAGGTTTTAAAGAAGACCGCAAAGACGATAGAACAAAAATACAAGCTACACAGCAAAGTAAATTAATTGAACAACGTCAAGGGGCTGTTGGACCACAAGATTTTGAATCGTCAGGTAATGACATAATGGACGGTGGATTTGGTTTAAATTCTTTCGACCCTAAGTAATAATACTATTAACACAATTATATAATATTTTATCATGAAAATAGAAGAACAAGAAGTTGCCCAAGACTTGGAAATTAGTCCGGTAATACAAGAAGACGGAGTTATAAAAGTAAATTTAGGTAAACTTAACAAAAAGAACAAAGATGCCGTTCAAGAGCAAAGCGCAGATGAGGTTCCTGTTCTCACAGAACCCGAAGGTGGCGGAGAAATTCAGGAAGCACACAACGAAGAGCCAATTGTCAAAGTTACCGGACAAGAAAGCCCCGTTCAAAATGAAGAAAGTGTACTAGAAGAAATAACTGAAGAAGAAGTACAGGAAATTGTAAACACCGTAGAGGTTGATGTGGCGGAAGCAATAGAAGCCGAGTCTAAAGGAATACCATTACCAGATAATATTCAGAAAGTTGTTGATTTTATTAACGAAACTGGTGGAAGTTTAGAAGATTACGTAAGACTTAATGCGGATTACGCATCGTTAAATGAGGACCAACTATTAAAAGAGTACTATCAATCAACACGTCCAGATTTAGACGCTGAAGAAATTGAATTCTTATTAGAGGATAAATTTCAATGGGAAGAAGAATATGATGACGACAAAGATATAAAAAGAAAAAAATTAGCTAGAAAAGAAGAACTACTAAGGGCAAAAAAGCATTTAGAAGGTTTAAAGTCTAGATATTACGAAGAAATTAAAGCTGGATCTAAATTAAACCCTGAGCAACAAAAAGCTGTTGAGTTTTTTAATAGATACACTAAAGAAAATGAAGAGGATTTAAAAGTAGGCGAAAGACAAAAGTCTATATTCCTTAATAAAACCAAAGAGGTTTTTTCTAATGAGTTCAAAGGTTTTGAATATGCAGTTGGAGAAAAAAAATACAGGTTTAATGTTAAGAATGTAGATGAGGTTAAAAATACCCAAAGCGACATAAATAATTTTGTTAAGAAGTTTCTTAATGAAAAACATGAAATGTTTGACGCAAAAGGGTATCACAAATCACTTTTTACTGCAATGAATCCCGACGCAGTTGCGAACCATTTCTATGAGCAAGGCAAAGCCGATGCAATTAGAGAAAGTATTGCCAAAGCTAAAAACGTTGATATGGATGCAAGGGGTGTTCATGAAGGCGTTACAAATAACTCTGGCTGGTCTGTAAGGTCCGTTAATGGTGTCGATGCTTCTGAATTTAAAATAAGGATAAAAAATAACAAAATTTAAAACAACTCATTATGGCAGGTACATTTGCAACCGCACCGAGTACGCTAGCTAACCTAGCGCATTTAACTCCACGTCCAGTAAAAGGACTTTTTGGGGACAACTATCTTAGCTTATCAGCTATGAATTTTACACAACAATTTTTACCAGACGTTTACGAAAAAGAAGTAGAGCGTTATGGTAATCGTACAATCTCAGGTTTCTTGCGTATGGCTGGAGCTGAATTGCCCTTGGCATCAGATCAAGCGGTATGGTCAGAACAAGGAAGATTGCACATCGCTTACGAGGGATTAGTAACTCCTACTGGAGGGGCTACTATTACTTTGCCGTCAGGACATTTGCTTGGGGCTGGTATGACAATCGTTGTATCTAAAGGGCCTGTTACTGTAAAAGCTAACGTAATTAGCGTAACAACTACATTAGCGAACATCGTTTGTTATGGATCTAGCGCAACATTACCACCCGGTCTTACCGATACTACAGATGTTAAACTTTTCGTATTTGGTTCTGAATATGCAAAAGGATCTTCTTTAGCAGGTAACTCTATCGATGCATCCTTCTCAACATTCTCTAACCAACCAATTATCTTAAGAGATAAATATAGAGTTAGCGGTTCTGACGTTGCTCAAATTGGATGGGTAGAAGTAACTACTGAAGCTGGTGGATCTGGATACTTATGGTATTTAAAATCAGAGCATGAAGCTAGAATCCGTTTCGAGGATCAATTAGAAATGTCTATGATTGAGGCTGAAGTTTCTACTGCTGGTATTACTAATGCTGCAGGTAAAACCTTAAAAGGTACTCAAGGTTTATTTGACGCTATCTCTACTAGAGGTTTGGTATTCAACGATCCTGACTTTGGCGCTGCTGGTGGTGCTGGTCTTGTTGACTTTGATACTATCCTACAAGAGCTTGACAAACAAGGAGCTATTGAAGAAAATATGATGTTCTTGAACCGTGCCACTGCACTACAGATTGACAATATGCTTGCTGGTCAAAATACTTACGGCGCTGGTGGTACATCTTATGGTGTATTTGATAACTCTCAAGATATGGCTTTGAACTTAGGTTTCTCTGGATTCAGAAGAGGTTCTTATGACTTCTACAAAACTGACTGGAAATACTTAAACGATTCAACGACTCGTGGTAATATTAATGATGTGTCAGGTGTAATCACCCCTGCTGGAACATCTACAGTTTACGACCAACAATTAGGTCAAAACATTTCACGTCCTTTCTTACACATCCGTTACAGAGCTTCTGAAGCAGATGATAGACGTTTGAAATCTTGGGTTACTGGTTCTGTTGGAGGTAACTTCACAAATGATACGGACGAAATGAATGTTCACTTCTTATCTGAAAGAACAATCTGCGTTCAAGCTGCAAATAACTTTGTAATGTTGAAAAAAACAACATAATATTAGCAGTAAACTAATGTAAGGATTGCCCTCGTTGAATTTACGGGGGCGGTTTTTACTTTTTAAACAATTATTAAATTTTATTATATTATGGCAAAAGCTAGAACACAAGAAGAAGATGTAGTTATTGAAACAATCGAAACTACAAAAAAACAAAAGTCTGCTCCTAAATGGGTAGTAAAAGATAGGTTATACCAACTAACAGGTGAAAAACAACCTTTAGTTTTTACAATATCAGGAAAACACACAACTTCATCACCACTTTTATACTACGATGAAGAAACCGGTTACCAAAAAGAAATTAGATATGCAACCAACCAACCAAGTGTATTTGCTGAAGAACAAAAAGGCGAAGCTACTTTAGGGAGAATTGTATTCAGAGACGGCGTACTTAAAGTGCCAAAAGAACAACAAAATCTACAAAAGCTATTAAGCTTATATCACCCATTAAAAAATTTAGTTTACGAAGAGTATGATGCTGAACAAGAATCAGAAGATGACTTAGATTGGATTAACTTAGAGATTGAGGCATTGATTTGTGCGAAGGGACTTGATATTGAACATGCCGAAGCTGTGTTAAGATCAGAATTCGGAAGTAAGGTTGGTGAATTAACATCAAACGAACTTAAAAGAGATTTATTAGTATTCGCTAAAAGAAACCCAATTTTATTTTTACAATTAGCTAATGATGATAATGTTTCACTAAGGAATGTAGGTATTAAAGCAACTGAAATGGGGCTATTGCAGCTTTCAGAAGATCAAAGAACATTTACATACGGCGAAACAAAAAGAAAATTAATGACTGTTCCGTTTGACGAACACCCATATTCAGCATTAGCTGCTTGGTTTAAAACAGATGAAGGAATGGAAGTTTACAAAAATATAGAAAAACGACTTAAATAGTCACCATTTTATAGTAATAGGTCGCTGTAATGGTGGCCTATTTTACTATAAATAATAAAAAAAATTATGGCTGTAAGTATAGATACCGTTTACCAAAGAGTATTAGGTATACTCAATAAAGAACAAAGAGGATATGTAACACCTCAAGAGTTTAATTTATTTGCCAATCAGGCACAATTAGATATATTCGAACAATATTTTTATGATATAAATCAGTTTGGCAGAGTTGCTGGAAATAGCACAGAGTATTCTGATATGCTAACGCTGCTAAACGAAAAAATAAATATATTTGAGACTGATGCAACTATGCCTTACATCAGTAGCTATTTTGAATTCCCATCAAATCTGTACCGCCTTGGTACAGTTATATATACAAATGTTACAACAAACGCTTTTGGCGTTGTGCTAACTGAAAATATAGAAATAGAAAGAGTTAATAAAAATGAATTTTTATATATAAATTCTTCTCCATTAACCAAACCAACAAATTTACGTCCTATATATGTAGCAGATACTAACGGTATAAAAGCATACGGAGATACAGTGCTAATAGACGACGTTAGTTGTAACTATATTAAGAAGCCTGTTAAAGTACAATGGGGCTACCAAATGATTTATGGTGAAGCCTTATACAATAGCAATACATCACAAGACTTTGAGTTACATCCATCAGATGAAACAGAACTTGTTATGAAAATATTAGCTTTATCTGGGTTAGTTACTAAAGACCCCGATATTTATTCTACAGCAACCGAAGGCGTAATTACAACTATACAACAAGAAAAATCATAATAAATGGCACTGATAAACGAAACTAATGAGCAGTATTACCTAGGTCCTGACGGAATATGGAATAGTCTTGATGAAAACTACGGTGGTTATCAATTTATTCCTATAAAGGATGTAATAAATAATTTTGTTATATCGTATGTTGGAGAGGATAAGATAATCAGTAAGATCAAACGGACCGATGTTGCTTTCCACGCCCAGCGAGGTATACAAGAATTAAGTTTTGATACATTACCTTCCGTACAGAGTCAAGAAATAGAAGTATCTCCACAATTGTACATGGTGCTACCACAAGACTATGTAAACTACGTTAAACTAACATGGACTGACGCTAGCGGAATAGAGAGAGTAATATATCCTGCTATAAAAACAAGTGATCCTAAGCCTATTCTACAGGACAGCCAATTCCAATATACATTCGATAATGACGGCCAAATATTATACGCGGCTGAATCTGAGACATTGAAAAAATTTGTTGCGGCTAGTAGCGAGCTAACTCGTGATTCTTTCAGAGAAGACGGACTAATAACGCACGATTACGGTAGAAGGTACGGGACAACTCCGGAAAACATGCAGAATAACGGGGTATTTTACATTGATCAAATTAAAGGGTTAATACATTTTAGTTCCGATTTAGTTGGTAGAATTATAACCATAAAGTACATTAGCGATGGATTAGCTACAGATAAAGGAATGGGAGTGCACAAGTTTGCAGAGGAGGCTTTGTATAAATATATAGCTCACGCAATATTAGCTACCCGTATTAATACCCCAGAATATGTAGTAGGTAGATTTAAAAAAGAATACCACACCGCGCGTAGAAATGCTAAAATAAGATTATCAAATATTAAAATAGAAGAAATTACACAGGTAATGCGTAATAAATCAAAACATATAAAACACTAGAGTATGCCAGAATTATTGCATGTTTTTTCGGCTGGAAAAATGAACAAGGACTTTGACGAGCGATTAGTTCCAAACGGCGAATATAGAGACGCTTTAAATTTAGAAATAACTGATTCAGATGGCGCCAACGTAGGTACATTGCAAAATATGCGCGGCAATATAGAATTAACAAATAAATATTACAATCCGTCAACCGGGGTATTTACACCTTGGTCGACTAGTTATATTAATGCACTAGCAAACCCTATATGTATTGGTAAGATAATTGACAATACTACCGAAAAAATATATTGGCTTATAGCTTCTGAGAGTGTTAGCGCTATAGCCGAGTATGACCAAGCAAAAGATTTAATTACCCCTATATTAGTAGATACCCAAAATATATTAAAATTTAGCAAAGACTACTTAATTACCGGCATAAATATAATTGAGGGGGTTATGTATTTTACAGACTACCAAACAGAGCCAAAGTCTTTAAATATAAATATGTTTAAAGCGTTAAACACTCCTGACTTTCAAACGCATACTCAAATATACGGTAGACCATTTGTTGAAAGCGATATAACTGTAATAAAAAAATCTCCATTAACTGCTCCTGCATTGACTGTGGCGGCTTCCTCTGCTGGAAGTAACCAACCTGGAACAGGAGTTGACCCTGTGTTAACAATATATAATGTAGTTAACCAAGAGAACTTCACTTATATCCCAAATTCCGCGACTATAGAGTCATCTCAAGTTTATGTATCAATGCCAACATTCGCAGAGGTAGAAAACGGTACTCCTCAATTTCCATTAATTCCTGGTATAACAGGCATAGTTACATTTAATGTAAATATAGAGCCAGTAGCATGGGTGATTGGTAGCATTGTGAATTTAAAAGGTAGTGCCGTAAATGATTTTAATGAGCAGTTTGAATACCAAGCTAGGTTTCTAGTTACAAATAGGTTTGGGACAACAGTAACAGCCAAAATACTATCTATATCAGAAAATATTAAAAAGTTTAGTTCTCCTATAACATGGGAATGTGTGTTAGAGGAAAAACAGCCTATGTTTGAATTTAGTTTCCCTAGGTTTTCTTATAGATGGAAATATAAAGACAATTCATTTTCATGTTTGGCCCCTTTTACAGAGATTGCATTTGTAGGCGGTAAGTTTAAGTATGTTTCTGTAGATGGGTATAATACAGGCATGGTGAATAATCTTAGACTAATAAAGTTAGAAAATATTGAATGGGGCGATGAGTCAGTTGTAGAGATTGAAATACTATATAAAAACTCAGAAGGCGCTCCAATATATAAAGTAGACTCCTTAAAAGACAGAACGGTAAATACGTTTATAGTGGAGTCTGAGGTACTTGGCGCAACTCTAGATTCTTTACAACTGCTAAGACCATGGGACAACGTGCCTAGGAAAGCTAAAGCTCAGGAGATTGTTGGCAATAGACTAATGTTTGGTAATTATTATCAAAACTACAACGTTAGCACCTCTGGCGTTAATCTATCGTTATCAGAAAGTAGATTGCCTCACCCAGGAACCGTTAATGAAGCTTTACCAGATGAACCGCCGTATTACGGTAGTATAGACGATCCGTTCCCGTCTATAAAATCAATTAGGACATATCAGGCCGGTATAGTTTATAGAGACGTATACGGGAGAGAAACTCCTGTTTTTACAAATAAAACGGCGTCATTTGCTGTTCCTAAAGACTCAGCTAAATTTCAGAACCGATTATCAATTAGATCTTTGAATGCGCCCCCACCCTGGGCTACGCATTTTAAATATTTTATAAAAGAGACGTCATCTGGGTATTATAATATCGCTTTGGACAGGTTTTATTTTGCAGAAGACGGAAATGTTTGGTTATCATTTCCTTCCTCTGAAAGAAATAAATTAACAGAAGAAACCTACATAACTATAAAAAAGCAACACGATAATAGTATAAGTGTATCGGAAGCGGCTAGGTACAAAGTTTTATCTATAGTTAGCGAGGCCCCGGAATTTATATCTACATTTTATAAAAACGAAACGTTTTTTACATGTGGCCCAACGTCCGGTTTCCAAACAGGGTTTTTAACAATAAATTTTAATGGGCCTAGCAGTTCGCAAAATAATAAGTTTTATACTGGTATTGACTCAAGTAAGTATATTGTAATATCCTCAGGCGGGAATAGTACCGGTAGATACCAAGTAGCATCAGGGGGCCCAACAGGGGCTAACGCTGCTTACTCAATAACATTAAAAAAGCCATTATCTGAAGACGCCGCATGGCTCGGTACAACTTCTTCTTATACCGGTGCCGTTAATATTGATATATATTCATTGCAGCCTGAAAGACTACCTGAGTTTGACGGTAGGTTTTTTGTAAAAATAAATAGAGACTCCGCTTTTGATACCAATATAGTAAACTCCTTTAGAGCACTTAAAAAAAATTACGCTATTACTAGTGAAATTATAAAAAAAGCTAATAGAGCAGGATTTTCTCCTGGTAATAGTGGTGATTGGGGTGTATATTTCCAAAACGACGGAGGACATTGCAACGGTTGGTGGGGCATGTACGACCGTGATTTTAGGCCTAATCAAAAAGGTGGCGCCGCTTGGAATGATCTTTTTGGTATGCCTTTAGTTGGCTCATCGTACGCATCTATAATGAAATGCGGCATGGGAAACAGGGATTCTTGGGAAGGTTATGGAGCTGAATTTGTAAACACCCAAGCGCAAGCAGGCGCTTTCTTAAGGCTAGTTAGTAATAACGGAGAAGTATCAAGTGTACCGTACAAAATAGTTAGATCTGCACACGGCGGATCCGTTAGGGGTTATAGAGACCCTGGTAAAAGCAGTTGTCAATGGAGTAGACAAAATGAAATAGGTGGAAATTATATGCATACACTATCTATGGAGCTAGACCGTCCAATTGACGACTCGTGGGCTACTTCCTTAGATAACATTTCGGGTTATCAGATAGTTAGAGAAATTATAAACGATGGTAACAAAATAATATCTTCAAGTAATCCAGCGGTATTTGAAACTGAACCAATAGAAACTGTTGACTTAGATCTGTATTATTCTGCTTCGAACAATTTCCCAATTGCTGAACACTCAGACGAAAAAATACTATCGTGGCATAATTGTTATTCTTATGGCTCAGGTGTTGAGTCAAATAGAATAAGAGATGACTTCAATGCGCCTACAATGGACAAAGGTCCGGTAGTTTCAACTGTACTTAATGTACCTTACGCGGAAGAAATTAAGCTTAATGGGATAATTTATTCTGGGATATTTAATTCTATTTCAGGGGTAAATAATTTAAACCAATTTGTACAAGCTGACACTATAACTAAAAATCTAAATCCTTATTACGGCAGCATACAAGCATTGCTAGCAAGAGATACTGACCTTATAACTTTTTGTGAGGACAAAATATTAAACATATTAGCAAATAAAGATGCTTTATATAATGCTGATGGCAATCAGCAATTAATTGGTTCCAATTCTGTATTAGGGCAAACAACTCCATACGTTGGTGAATTTGGCATATCTAAAAACCCGGAATCTTTAGCTAGTTATGGGTTTAGAACATACTTTACAGATAGAGCAAGGGGGACTGTGCTTAGGTTATCCAGGGACGGTTTAGAGCCTATCGGAGACAAAGGCATGACAACTTTCTTCTTTGACAATTTACCAGTTAACAAAAATTTAATAGGTGTTTTTGACGACAGTAAAGGTACTTATACACTTACATTAGATAACTTAACTCCAGCTTGGCAAAAGCTTCTCGCTAAAGGAGAGTTTGATAGAACAAATCCTGATTGTGCAGAATGGGAACCTGCGGCTGAAGACCTAACTCTTAATACTACCGTTGTGTTCAAAGAGAATGCAGATGGCTGGACTAGTAGAATGTCTTTTATACCGGAGAATGGTGTGTCTTTAAACTCTATATTCTATACCTTCAAAAATGGTAGGATATGGAGACATAATGATAGTGCTGTTCCTTATAATAATTTTTATAATGTTCAGTATGATTCTTCTGTCAACGTACTAATTAATGATGAGTTTGCCTCTGTAAAAGGGTTCAAAACATTAAACTACACAGGATCAGAATCTCGGGAATATGTTTATACAATAGCTGGCAGCGCTAGAAAATATTCTATAGCAGAAATACAAGCCAATAATTTAATGCCAATTGATTTTACTACAAATAAAGGGTGGTATGCAAATTACATTGTAACTGACTTACAAGAAGGTAAAATAAAAGAATTTATAAAAAAAGAAGGTAAATACTTTAATTACATAAAAGGATTATCTACATTCTTCAATACAAACTGCGACAACAATGTTAGTTCATCTGAATTTGCCGTACAAGGAATTGGCAGTGCTTCTTTAATAACAGGCGATACTATTAAAACTGAATACAATGTTAATGTATTTGCTAGCTCTAGCTGTTTCCAATATATTGTTCCACCAACTCTTGTCCCGCAATCTTTTATCGGTCTTGAGGATCAAGTAGGGGTGTATAGCATAGGGCAAACAAATGAATGTTCTTCAGGTATAATAATACAACTTGTTAATAACAATACTAATAATGGTACGTTAAGTGCTATTAATCCTAATGGGTCATTTACATTTACCCCAAACCCAAATTACAATGGGCCAGCCGGGTCATTCACTGTAACCGCATGCTGCGGTAACTTATGTAGCGAACCAACGGTGGTGACTTTACACATTGATCCAGTTGCTGACAATCCTTATTTTACAACCACACACCCTACTTTAACAGGTTTAGGCGTTGGTGATTGTTGGGAATATCCTGTAATAGGAATAGCTTCTGTTGATTACGCTAGTACAGATTTAATTATACAGACACCTGTTGTTGGATTGCCAGCGTGGATGAGCCAACCGCAACCGCTCAATGATGGCAGCGGTGATTGGTATATACCTCAAAGTTGTGTACCCCCAGATCAAGCGGCCGGGACTATTGATTTTACACTAGTTGTAGAGGATCCAATAGGGAATACTGGCGAACAACAAGTTACAGGCGATACTTTAGTTGAAGCTTTATTAGCTTTAGAGTTTATAGGTTCATCAACAAGCATTATTGCAACAGCACAAACATGGACTAACCCGGACGATCCAACTGAAGTTGTAGTCCAAAGACCTAGGGACGTTAATTCTGGGCATGGTTGCAATAGAGGTTGCTATAGAGTAGTCGCTAATAAACAAATTAACGGCGGATTAGTAATCGGTAGAATTTGGAATAGCAATGGCGGTAAAAAAGGCACTGCAACAGTCCCAGGTACGCCTGGGTCAGGAGAATATTATAACACATTTACGTTAAGCCCACTGGGAATACCAAATAGTCCATCGCAAGATCCTATTGCTTGGGCAGGAACGCCTGCCGCTTTAGCTCAAGGTAATTTAGATAGTTTAGGCAATCCTATAAATTATATGTATAAAAATAGCGAACCTGAATGGGGAACTGATCCTGCAAACAGCAAACAAAGATATGTAACTACATTGCACATGCCTGCAACTGGAGGGAATAATGGGCAAGGTGGTAACAGATATAGTTATTTAAAAATTACTCAAGCAGATGCGGATAATATAGTTGCAAACTATGCGGACCCAGCTAATCCTAGCCACATAACATTTACGATTGAACCAGATACTTATAGCCCCGACGGAGTAATAAACACACATGGTACTTCTGTATGGTTCCAAATATTTAAAGCGGGATCAACAGCTGGTTATGCTGGCGGTTCAGAAGTATTTAGTAATGGTCTATTAACAAATTGTTCATACAATTATGTTTGTGATCCAGCCGCGTTCCCTAAGATAAAAATAGATGTTCTAACAGGAAGTATAATACCTTAATAATAAAAAACAAATATATGGTCACAGTTTTTGACAATTTTACTATAAGTAAGACTGGCTTTCCAGAATCGGTCGGCAATAATGTAGTAACTGATAACCCTCAAGCAATACTATTAATAACACCTAATACTGGATACTCTGTGTTAGCTGAAAACTTTAATATTACTTTGCCCCTGCCTAGTAATGTAACTAGTGTTAGTTTTATACAGGCCGGCAATTTGGTGGAATGTATAGTTACTTTTAATAATCCTTTTATAATGCCTGCTAGTGATGTTGAAATTGGGTTATGTTTAACGGGGCTAGCTCGTGCTGTGGAGTACAGTGTTGCAGGATTAATAAACGTTACTAAAACGAACGCTACATCCAGCCCTGCAAATCTTAGCTTTAATATATCTGAAAACTTTAACCATGTTTCTGTGGCAAAAACTGTAACACTGACAGCCACCAGTGGTTTTTATTTTCCGGTTGAACCTACGTTAATTCAGACTACTGGAGACACTTCTATATTTTCTATAGCTGACTCTAAAGTTTTTGATATTGCAGGAAGATTGTTATCAAAAACATTTACAATAAGTTGTACTATGCCTAACTACAACTCCTTAAATAACATATTCCAAGCTGTTGCTGAGGGAATACAAATATTTACGCCTGTTCCATCAATAACGGCTTATAGTATTAGATCTACTGTTTTCCCATTAAATGGAGAAACAAGAGACCTATTAATATATGGTGGTTATTCGGGCAATTGGACATTGACTACTACATTACCTATACTACAAACAGGACCACCGGATCCTATAACAGGTATAATACCTTACGGCACTAGTGCGTCTGGACAAGTAGGCCCTACTGGATTTTCTACAATATCCATACAAGTACCTAGCGTAACAGCTAGTGCATCTTATTCAATAGCGCTAAGTGGCGATTTAATTAACCCTTTCCCGCAATCTAATCCTATAATACTGAACCAATATGGGAATGTAACTATAACGTATATAATAAACAATTCCGCTTTCTTTACTAATAATGGGAATAAGACTAATTCAGGACCATCTTTTACTGTCCCAATAAACGGAGCCGATGGAGAATTAAATAATTTTAATTGGGATATAACCCCCTCAAATGGATATGGCTTGATGCTGATTAATCAGCCTAGCGTTCCAGGATTTGATCCTATTGGAGGCACCCCTTCTAGTGCAAATAATATTATCAATATAAGTAATATAGTAGCCGCACAAGTATCAAGTAGTTTAATAACAGTTAACGTCACAGGGAGCGTTGGAATATATGGGACAGCGTCCATAGACACAACGTTAGATTTAGGAGGTATTATAGCATATATAGATACTAATGGCGCGTCTAATGTGGCTGCAACTACCGCTACATCAGGCGGTAGTGTATTATTACCAGGTGGTAGCGGAATAATTGGCATAAAAGGTTTGTGTTATAGCACTTCACCATTACCGACCATCGCTGATTCAATAATGCCTGCTGGTACTGGTTTTGGAACATTTACTTCAAACTTGACCGGGCTTGATGGCTCTACGCTTTATTACACAAGAGCTTATGCCTATGACTCAACTGGCACTAATGTTTTCTATGGCCCTGAAAAAACGTTTACTACGCTACCTGAATTAGAAGCATTACCTACAACTTTCGTAACAAATGAAGATACTAACTTTACAATACAATTATTAAGCATGTCAGTTGGCCCCCCACCAGACTTCGTGATAACATCTTTACCTGATCCATTGCAGGGAGATATATATGACCCGGGTACAGGTTTAAAAATAGCGACTGTGCCATATACACTAGTTAACTCTGGATCAACAGTATTATTTGATCCCGCGCTAGATTACTTTGGCAATGTTGACCCATTTAATTTCAAGCTATATCAAAATCCAGATGATAGTAATATAGCCGCGGTTACAGGTATAGTACTAGCCGTTAATGATTCTCCTATATTTATGCAATCAGCTCCGTTATACGACGGAATACCTGGTGGAACATATACGTACGTAGGATATGTAACTGACCCAGATACTCCAGATGCTCAATTAGTTGTAACTTTTGTACCAACAATATTGACGCCGTCTTTACCTTCAGGATGGACATTTGCACAAACCCCCGGTACTAATCAATTCACGCTTACAGGGCCTGTTCCTTCCGGGGCAACTTACAGTATAACATTGCAAGTATCTGATGGAACACTTGTAACTCAACAACAAGTAGAAGTTAATGCGGTATTCGCTACATTATCCAGTATGGAGTTTAAATTAGAATTTATAAAGGCTCAAATACCAGCAGGCGGATTTGGACAATCGCCAAAAACAACTAGTCCTATAGTATTAAGTTCACAGCCAAACTATGGTGTTAGTGGTGGTTTTAATAATAATCATACTTGTAATAGAGCACAATTTAATTTAGTTGCAGGAGTATATGCAAACGTAAGTGGCGGTCAATGGCAATGGACAGATTTAGGAAAAGGTAGTTTAAACAATGTTGTGCCGGGCTCAAGTGATACTTACAATGTTTATGATTTCGTAATTCCAATATTAGCCTCGAATCCATATATCCAAACTGGTGTAACCAATATATTAACCCCCCCATATTGTCCAACATCGGCATGTAATTATATAAACAATTCTGCACTACAAGTAGATTTAGGTAACTTACTTAGTAAAGATTTTGTAAATGGCACTCCATCTACATATTACAATTCTACAACCGCAACTATAGCCAATGGAACTGATAGAGGCAGTTATTTTGATATATCAACAGCAGAAGCAACTGCATTAGCAATTGCATCAAATTGGGGAGGTTCTGGTAATGTTAATAGAGGAGTAGTTAAATTTAAACTAATACCTAACTCTTATTCTTCTATTACAGCTGGGTTAGCAAACTATCATTCTGATTCAAGTTGGTTAAAAGTATTTAAGAAAAACTCTGCTGGAACTAATCAAGAAGAAGTTTTAGTTGGCGGTAAAAGTTTCTTATTAACTGCTTCTGTAGTAATAACAGTTGATATATTAAATAATGATGTATCAGTAGGTACTACATAATATAAATAATATAAAAAATAGACATGGATTCAATAACACTAAATTTCCCCAATCCAATAAATGTATCTGTACAGGTTGGGGATACCGCTTATTACAACGACGATATAAATGGTGATGTACTGAACTTAATAGGTACCATTACAGCGGTATCAATGTACTCCTTTGATGTAGATATATTACCTTCCGCTCCTCGCCCAACCACTTCTAGCTTCATATTGTTTAGCAAAACTAATGATACTAATGTAAGTGCAGTTGTTGGGTATTATGCAGAAGTACAACTTAGAAATGATTCTACTAAAGCAATAGAAATGTACTCGATTGCTTCTGAAGTATTTGAGAGTAGTAAATAGCGCGTAATTATAACAATAATAGTAATAACAAGATAATAAATAGATATATGGTAGGATTAGCAAGTGCAATTGGCACTGGAGTGCAAGGACTAATGGGTATTGCCGGTGGTATAATCGGTAGTAAAAAAAGAAAGAAAGAGCAAAGAGCTGCGCAGGCAGAATACAACCAAAATAAAGCTAGGTTTAATAATCTAGATACATCTAATATATATGCTAACCAGCAAAATATGTATGAAGACTCTACTGTTAACCTTAAGGAAGCAGAGTTCACTAAGCAACAACAAATGCAAAGCCAGTCTAATATAATGGGTGGTATGAACCAAGCAGCTGGCGGAAGTGGAATTGCAGCAATGGCTCAAGCTTTAGCTAATCAGTCTTCAGCAGATGCTCAAAGTGCTAGTGTATCAATTGGTAATCAAGAAGCTGCTAACCAAAGCAATTTCCAAGCAGCTGCAACAAACATACAATCACAAAAGCTAGCGGGTGAAGAATCATCACGTGAGCAAGAACTAAATAAAACTTCCACATTGTTAGGTATGTCGCAAAGCAGGTTAGGTGCTGCTAATGCAGCCAGAGCAGCTGCAACATCATCTATTATGGGGGGAATTGGAACATTGGCCGGTGGAGCTGAGAAATTTTTTGGTAAATAAATAAAGTTTAATAATGGAAGAAATAGAAGAAAAACCAGTAGCTCAAGAAGAAACAACGGACCAATCTACAACACAATTGCCAGAAGATGACAACGCGAGCACTGCTGAGTACATCGAGAAACTAAATACAGGAGGGGCTAAGTTAGGCATGCCCCCAGGATCTAAAGCCAAAATAAATTCTTATTTAATAGGATTAAGACGGAAGTATGCTGACGCAGCTTCAAGATTAAGAATACTTAACTCTAACTCTCCTGAATACCAAGAGCACGTAGCTACCATGAATAGCGTTAACCAAGCTATGGTAACTTTAGCGGACCAAGTCGATTCTTTTAAAGAGAATCAAGTTGGGTATATTCAGGATTTTGATAACAATGCATTGTCAAAAGCGGACGAAATAGAGGGTAAAGCATCTGCTATTAGTAAACTATATAGAGGAGCATTAGATTTAGAAATAAACGAAGACGGCACATTAAACTTTGGAATGGACGGGAAATATGCACCCTACTCAGCAATAGCTAAACACGCAGTTAAGGACTTCAAGACCGCTGATAAGATATTGAAGTTAACAAATGATATGTACGAAACGAAGGAGCCAATGGGTTCTGCCCGTAAAAACTTAGTATTAAACCAAGTTAAAGGATTGATACAAGAAGGAGGCAGGGAGAGTGTAATATCCATGATTAATGACGGGTTAATTCCAGGTTTTGAAAATGTTAAAATACCTCAAGAATTATATAAGAGAGAAAATTATGGTAAGTTAGAACAATTCTTTTTAGACAAAGTTACTAACGGACTTGCTGCTGCGGCTGAAGCTGGATATAGCGATAAGTTAGTTAAAGAAACCGGTAGCCATAGTAGAAGTTTAGATTATCAAGAACAACAAAGACAAGCCGCATACAATTTCAAAGTTAAACATCCTAATCCTAATAAGCGATCAGGTGGTAGCAGCGGAGGCAGTGGCAAAGGAAGTACGGATAAAATGTCATTAGCCGAAAGAAAAGCAGCAACTCAATTTGAATTGGCATTTGCAAAAGCTAAGAAAGGACAAAAAGTTAAAGGACCAGACGGAAAATACTACGAAAAAAAATAATATATGAGTAATTGGACACCACCAGAAGATGCAGTTGAAGTGAAATCATGGGCTCCACCAACAGGTGCAGTAGAGGTAAAACCAAAAAGCGTCTTGTCTGCTGAAAAAAAAGTAGCTCAAGATATAGCTAGAAATACAGCTAAAAGAAAATCACAAGGATTATCTACATATTACTCTCCAGAAAAAGTAGCTTTAAAAGTAAAGTTAGAAAATCAATCAAGAGAAAAACAAAGAGCAATTGAAGCAGGCGTTCCTGAGGTTACTCAAGAAGAACAAGAAGCTTACAAAAGGTATTCTAGTAATAACGCTGTAACTAAAGAAGATGTAGATGAAGTTAGAAATAAAGCTTTAGAAGAAAAAAGTTTTAAAACTATAGGTGATAAAAGAAGAGCAGAAAGCTTGACTTCTGTTGGAGCTGCTATTGAGAATTGGTGGGAAGGCGATGCAGATAAAGAATATGTTGCTTTTGAAGATGAAAGAAAACAGGTATTAAAAGAAGCTAAGAGAGAAGGTAAGAAATATACCGGTGCCCAAATTGAAAACTTAACTGAAAGAAAGTTCAACCAAAGACAATATAAAAAGTTAATAAACAAAAAAGCTGAACAGTATCTAAAAGATATAAGCGGTGAAGAACAAGACTTATTAGAATCCAAAGGATTAAAAGAAGTAACAATTGAAACTAAAGCATTTAACAAAAGAGCCGCTGTAAATAAAAAATTAGAGACCGATATAACTAATTATTCAAAAGCTTATGATACCCAGCTAAAAGAAATTAAAGCTTACGGCAAAGAACCTAAACTTAATTCTCAAGAAGAGGTAAACTCTTATAATGAAAAGGTGCAAAACTTAAATAGGATAGCTAAAGAACTAACGCCTATTTATTCAACATACAAGTCTAACCTAACTGAATACGACAAGTCTAGTAAGAAATTAGGTACCGCAGAAGAGGAATACGATCTAGCTAAAAGACACTATGGCGTTGGCTGGAACCTTTTGAAAACAGCGGATGCCTTTGAAAACTTCTTTATTGGCGCAGCTGGTTTAGCCGGAATGGCAGGTGACTTAGCTACATACGTTCCAAGAAAAGTAGCTGACTTAGTTACAGGTGATGACGAAACCGGGTTTATGACAAGCGGCACCGAGTGGTTATACAAAAGAGCCGCTCAGCGTGAAGAAGAACAAAACAAATTTTATGCAAAAGACCGAGAGGTAGAAGGCGTAGAAACATTCTTTGAAAAAGGATGGGATCTGGTAGCAACACAAATTCCAAATATAGTCTTATTTGCTGTAAGTGGCGGAACAGGTAACGTAGCGAAAGCAGGAGCTACTGAAGTCGCTGGATCAGTGGCTAAGGCTGCTGTTGATGATATTGCTATTGTTGCAGGCAAGAAAGCCGTTGGTAGTGGTGCAAAATATTTAGAACAGTTTGCTAATACTCGTATTGGTAAAACAGTTGTTGATGCGGCTACATTAAAAGGTTTCGCATCAAAAGCAATTGCAGGTAGTTCTGCTGGTACTAAATATCTAGATCTAAATTACGAAAAAGAACGAGGCAATATTGATTATAACCCACTGCAAATGATGGGGGCATCGTTATTATATGGCTACGCTGAAGGTGTTGGTGAAAATGTTACAATGGATATATTCAAGGGCGCAACTAGGCCATTAAAAGCTTTAGCTGAAGATGGCGCAAAGAAAGCATTCCTGGATACATTGAAAAAAGAAACCGTTGTGTCTTGGTTCGGCCAAAGAGGTAGAGACATGCTAAATGAAAATATCTCTGAGCAAGTTACTAATCTAGCACAAAACGGTATAGATAAATTTATGCTTGGCAAAAATGTTGGTATGTTAGATAATACTGGCACAGTGTTTAAAGATACTACTATGTTAACCGCATTAATGATCGGTAGTCCAGCTATAGCGGGTCAAGTAATAAGACCTTTTATACCTGTGTCCGATCAATCTAAAATGAAGTCTAATAGTTCTGAAATGGCTAGGTTGATTTCAAAAATGAATGGAGCAAGTGAAATTACTCAAAAAGCATACCAAGATAAAGTAGAGGCTCTGACAAAAGAGAACTCTGAAATGACTAAAAAAACAATAGATAGAATTGGCGGTATTCCAAATGGCACGTACAATACTATATTAGAATTAGATAAAGGAAGAAGAGATATACAGGTAAGAGCTCATGACATACTTAATAGTAATGAAAGTGAACAAGACAAAGCCAACTCTTTAAATATATTAAAAGAGGAGTACGACGCTAAGGATAATGAGTTAGCTGTTATACAAGATAATATAAAGTTAGTAGATAATATTAGTTCAGATTTTGACGCTGAAACTAAAGAAGATATTTACAATTCACTTGTAGAAAGAAAGGAACTTGAACAGTCTATTAAGACTATGGATCCTATGCAAAAGCAAGATGCTTTGGAAAAAATCAAGGAGATTGACGACACATTTAAAGCGTATAAGATTAGAAGCATCGTTGAAAAAGAAATTGTAAAAGACTTTAACAAGACATTAAAAGCAAAAGAGCAACTTGGACTTGATAAACTATTCATACCAGATATTAGTACCTCAAACAGCGCTATGGAATGGTTACAAGCTAATACAAGTCTAACTGAGGCCCAAATTGAAGAACAGTCTGGTAAATACGGGTTTTTTGTTCCAACTAGTCTAATGATAGACCCTGCAACCGGTGAAGCTTTTACAGACGGTAGAACAGCTCTTATTGTAAACAAAGAAGAGTCTGGTCTAGACGGCGTAATAACAACCGGCCAGCACGAGATGTTACACGCTTTAATTTACAATGCTGTAAAAGGTAATCCCGAATTTGCGAAAAAGATAGGTAGTGATCTATATAACTTCTTAGAAACTACTTTAGCAAAAGATGTATTAGAAGGTTCTGAATTTAAAGAAAGATATGACAGTTATAAAGATGACTTTGTAAGTGAAAAAGAATCTTTGAATAAAGCTCGCAAAGCTAAAATAGAGAGTGCTAAAAAAGACATTGCTAATGCTAGTGAAGCTACTATCGCTAAATTCACAAAAACAATAAATACATTTTACGATAATAAAATAAATTTAGCAGAAGCAGACTTTTTAGAAGAAACGTTAACGTTGTTATCTGAAGCTATATCAAAAGGCGATATAAAATATAATGAAACTTTTTTCACAAAGTTAGGTGATTTAATTAGAAGAGTTTTCCAAAACTACGGTTTAAAAGTAAATTTTTCTACAGGGCAAGATGTATTCAACTTTGTAAGAGACTATAATAAAAGTTTTGAGAAAGGTAAATTTACAGACGCTTTTAAAGCTTTAGCTGTTAAAGGCGAGTATAAACCAACTAGCAATAAGAATGCTAAAGTAGGAACTGAAAGTATCAAAGCGTCAAAATCTTTAGAACTAAAGAACCAATTAAAAGCGTTAGAAGAAGAATACGACGATGGTCTTGGCGAAATGCAGGAAGAGGAATACTTACCAACTAAAGCAAATCTTGAATTAAAATTAAAAGCCGCGTTAAAAGCAGAAGCATCTAGCGGTGTAGTTGAAAAGCCAAAGAAAGAAGAGACAGAAGAAGATGAAGTAAAGGCAATCATAAGAAATGAAAAAGGAACTATAGCTTCTGATAAAGTACAAAAAATATATGATGAAAAAGGCGTACAAGGAGCCAATGAAATTATAAAATTATTTAAACCTATAACGGCAAAAATAGTTCAGAAACGTAGAGATGCTCCTGGCTTTAATGAAGAAGAGCTTACTAAAGAAATAGAACTTGGAGCAGGTGGATTATTTGATTTAATTAGAAAATTTGAAGCTAGCAAAGGCGTTCCTTTAGCGGCTTATATTAATAAAAATCTACCTTTAAGGGCAATTACTGCATCTAGAAGGGTATTAGACAAAGAGTTTACCAGTGATGTTGAAACAGAAGTCAATGTAAAAGCAACTGAAACTGCGGATCAAAATATGACCGATAGGGTTGCTGAAAAACCAAAATATAAAGATGCATTAGAATCTAATCTTTTTGAACCAGAAGTACTAGAAACAGCAACAAAAAAGATAATAACTATAGTTAGGACTTTGCGTTCTAAAATAGACGAACCAGTTACCTTAAACCGTACTGTAACTCCGTTTATAGCTGAGATTAGGGATGAGGTTGGTAAGCAACTTGATATTGATATAAAAACAATGTTAGGTGGCAAGAAAGATGGTGTACTTAGAAAAGAACTTTTAAGAACTAAACGTTATATTCTAGAAAACATGACCACCACATGGTTAATGGGTAAAGACGGGCAAGGCGGAATACCTCAAGCAATACAAAAACGTATTGATGGCAAATGGGTTAATTTCCCTGATTGGGTCGGGCAAAAAATAGATAGAGAAGCAATGTCTACCGATTTAGCTGGAAGAACTTCTGGTGCAGAATTGGTTAGAAGATTGCCTAATGTATTTAACAATGTACCTAACGAGGATTTTTTAGCGCAAATAATCGGTCCTGATGGCAATCCAATCAGGGGTAGAAAAGAATCGGTTTCTAAAGCTATGGCTGAAGAATCAGCTATGGATATTATTAAAAATGATCTTGAAAACGACGGTCCAATATCTCAAGCTATCATAGCTAACCAAGAAAGGATTGGCGCTAAAATAACAGAATCTTTTGGAACAGAATTCGCTAGACAAGCTGAAAGAGGTAATATAAAAAATTCTGAAAGACTTAAAAAAGGGTTTAAAGTATCTATTTCAAGATTAACAGACTCAATAATAGACGCTAAGGGTGATGTTGGATTGCAATCTATTGCTATTAAAAAATGGTTAGCATCTGACGGTAGGTCTATAAGAACCAAATCCTGGGCAATTTCAGGAAAATCTAAAGAGTTTACAACAAATGCTGCTTTGATGCAGAAGATATTAATACCAGCGTTTAAAAGCTCATTAACAACTCCGTTTGTAATAGATAATGAAAATTACTTTCATTTAGTTGATGTTGAAAATGGCCAGACTATATATTACGGTGATGAACCTGTAAAATTATGGATGCAGATATCTGAAATAAAAGCTAACTGGGAAGACAATAAAGAAAAAGTTAGTCTGGAATCTAAATATGCTTATAGTCAAATAATAGAATTAGTAAATTGGGCTAAAAATAAAAAATTAGGTATTGAAGACTTTAAAGCTTATTTGTTTTTATTAAGTCAAGACCAAAGAGGGCTTGTACGTAAGTTAGGTTCTCCTGGATTAGGGTTTATTGGTAAAATTGAAAACCCATACCTAGAACACAATCCTCCGCGATTTGATATAATGGAGAGCATAGTTGATTTGTATACTGATTCAAACGGGATGACTGAGGAAAAATTAAAAGATATAATCTCAAAATCAAATGTTAACCTAATCCCCGGTAAATTAAATAAATTATTACCTAAGTATAAAAAAGGCGATAATAGAATGGAGGACCCTAAAGTTTTGCTATACATATCCAAAGCTCTTGAGTCTGGCCAATTGATCACAGGTATCGAGTCTGAGTATGGTTCAATAGAAAGATTTGAAGCGCTGGTAAAAGAAGCAAAAACACCTACTGAATTACAAGAGGACACAGACGGTACAGCTAGAATTAAATCCAGTAAAAAATTAAGTGAAGACTTTAATAAAATAATAGAGGTGAACACCGGGATGGAAAACTTTAAAGTGTTTTCTGACATCGTTGCAAAAAGAAGAGGTGCTGGTATTGGAAAATATAGATTTTTCCTACCGCCATCAGCCGAAGATTTTACAGGTTTATTATATGACTTTTTAGGAAAAGGTAAAGCGGGAGAAGAACAGTTTGCATTCTTTAAAAAGAACTTAATAGACCCATACGTAAAAGGTACTGCCTTAATTGATTCAGCTAGACAATCTATAAAAAGAGATTACAAAGCATTGTTAGCGGCTTTCCCCGAGGTTAGAAAGAAATTAGGCAAAAAAATACCAAGTGGAGATTTTACTTATGACCAAGCAATTAGAGTTTCTATATGGGAAGATGCTGGACTAGAAGTTCCTGGATTGTCAAGAAGAGACACTGTTAAACTTAATGAGTTAGTAGCTAACGATCCTGAATTAAGTACATTCAAAGCTAACCTAATTGTTACAGGAAGACAAGGCAATGGCTGGGTTGCTCCTGCAGAGTTTTGGGATGCCAACACAATAATATCTGACTTACACAATATAACAGAAAAAGTAGGTAGAAAAAAATTCTTAGAAGAGTTTATTGAGAATGTTAATGAAATATTCTCTAAAGATAATTTGAATAAGATAGAAGCTATATACGGATCTAATTTTAGAGAATCATTAGAAGACTCTATATACAGAATGTCTAATGGTACAAACAGAACATCTGGATCTAATAGATTAACTAACCAATGGAATAACTGGGTTAATAATTCTACGGGGGCTATAATGTTCTTCAATACTAGATCTGCATTATTACAGGTAATATCAGGTATAAACTTTATTAACTGGAGTGATAATAATCCAGCATCAGCAGCGTTGGCATTTGCTAATCAAAAACAATATTGGAAAGACTTTGCCTATATATTCAACTCTGACAAAATGAAAGAGAGAAGATCAGGGCTTAAAGAGGATGTGAGCGCAGCTGAAATCGCAAACGCGGCTGAGGGTAGTAAAAATAAAGTTGGCGCAGTATTATCTTATTTATTGAAGATAGGTTTTACACCTACTCAAATAGCGGATAGTTTTGCAATATCAGCTGGTGGATCAACGTTTTATAGAAATAGAGTAAAGACTTATATTAAAAACGGTTTATCAGAAACTGAAGCAGAAGCTGAAGCATGGAAAGACTTTTCTAAAACAGCAGATGAAAACCAACAGTCTAGTGATCCTATGTTGATCTCTCAACAACAGACTAGCTCTATAGGTAGATTAATACTAGCTTTCCAGAATACGCCTATGCAGTATAACCGTTTAATGAAAAAAGCAGCTAGAGACCTTATCAATAGAAGAGGTAATCCAAGCGAGCACATTTCAAAGATATTATATTACGGAGCGGTTCAAAGTTTTATTTTCAATGCTTTACAATCTGCATTGTTCGCGGTTGCTTTTACTGGAGGAGATGACGAAGAGAAAGATAAAGAAATAAACAAAAAGTCTGCAGACATAATTGATGGCATGATAGATGGTATCATAAGAGGCTCTGGATTAGGTGGGGCTATCGTTGTAACATTAAAGAATGCAATACAGAAATATCAAGAAGAGTCTGAGAAAGGATTTAAAGGAGACAATGCAAAAGTTTTATTACAATTACTCAACATATCCCCCGCAATCGGTTCTAAAGCTAGCAAGATATATGGATCAATGCAAACAGCTATCTTTGAAAAAGATGTTATAAAAGAAATGGGGTGGAGTGTTACAAGAGATGGCAAATTAAATGTCAGTCCAGTATATGAAGCAACAGGAGCTCTTGTGGAAGGTACAACGAATATACCAATGAGTAGGCTAGTTTCTAAAGTTGAGAACATGTCGGAAGCCTTAGACTCTAGGAATGCAACTTGGCAAAGAGTAGCTTCTGCATTAGGATGGAAACCTTACGCTATAGGAGTGCATAACGAAGAACAAGACTTAATAAAAGCCGGTGCTAAAGTTAGGAAAAAAGCAGAGGGTGTAGAAAAAGCAAAAATAACTAGATTAGAAAACAAACTTAAAGAGCTTGATATGTTATCTAATATGACTACAGAAGAATATGATAATTATCTCAATATAAAGAAACTTGAGAGAAGATTAAAATATTTAGATAAGAAAATCAAGGATGAAGAAACAAGGAAGATGTTAGGTAAATAAAAAAAACCGCGTAGCAATTAAGTTACGCGGTTTTTTATTATGTTCAATATTGTAGGCTGTTCATTGACAATGAACGAAAATTATCCGTCACAGGATAAACAGCCTTCATCCATTGCTTTGGCAGCTATATCACCACGTAAAACAGATTCAGTCCTCATATAGTATAAAGTCTTGACTCCTTTTTTCCATGCATCCATGTGCACCTTATTAAGCCATTTAGGGGTTGCTTCACTTGGAAAAGCTAAATTCAAACTAACTGCTTGGTCAATATACTGCTGTCTCAAGCCTGCTTGATTAACTAATTCAAGTTGATTAATTTCTTTAAACGTTTTAAAAACCTCTTTAGCTGAAACTCCGTGAGAACAGAATATATCCTCAAGTTCATCAACGCCCTGGACCGACCCACCGTCTGCCAATATTTTATTCCAAATTTCATCTGTGTTTAATTTATGTTTCTTTAATAACTTAACTAACGTAGGATTTTTCCTGATGAATGTTCCTTTCGCGCTCTGCTCAGTGAATACGTTTGCAGCCCACGGTTCAATCCCTGCTGACACGTTTCCAGAAAGTTTGCTATTGCTAACAGTAGGAGCAAGGGCCCGCAAATGAGTGTTGCGCATACCAGTGCCGACACACCATAAAGGCTCACCGTAAACCTCAGCCAAAGCGCGACTAGCGCGTTCACTTTCAATTTTGATTTGTGAAAAGATTTTTCTTGTTTCGTATTGCGACAACAGTCCTTCGAACGGCAACCCTTTTTCTTGCAGGTATGTATGCCAGCCAAGGACTCCAAGACCAAGTGCTCTTCCTTTCGTCGCTGAACGGACCGAATTTTCAAATCCGCGTAAGCCTTTTGCTCTTTGTATAAATTCCTCCATGACTCCATCAAGGAACCATACTGAGTCATAAATGAGATTAGTGTCTTTCCACTCTTCATATTTTGCTAAATTTAATGATGATAAACAACACACAAAACTATGTGTTTCGTCTGTATGTAATGTTATTTCACTACATATATTAGTCATGTGAACTTTTAATCCGTTGGTTTTATATGCCTGCGGATTTGCCTTATTAACATTTCCTTTAAACATGATATACGGTTCGCCAGTCGCTTTTCGTTTTCTAAGAAGTTTACTCCATCTATCTCTAGCTTTAGCATCTCCTTGTTCAAGTTTTCGCATAAACTTATCACCAACAACTGCGCATTGATGTAAATTAAGCGATTGTCTATTGACATCTCCTTTGGGTTCGCGGATTTCAATCCATTCCTCAAAATCATTGTGTTCAATGTTGATGTTAACTGATGCTGCTCCTCTCCTAACAGAACCTTGATTTGTTGCAAGGATTGTTGAATCATAGATTTTACAAAATGGCACGACTCCGTCTGATGTTCCATTACCTGTTATTTTAGCGCCAGCGGGTCTGATCTGATTAATACCGATACCAACTCCACCGCCGTGCTTAGCGAGTAGCATCATCTCTAAATTTTTTGTACCGATGTCTTGAATACTATCTGCAACATCAATTCCAAAACAACTAATAGGCAACCCTCGATCTGTGCCTGTGTTAGACAACACTGGGGAGGCTAAACATAGCCAGCCATTCCAAATGTATTCAAAAAACTTTTCAGCTAGTTCTGGCTTGTATAAACGCCTTGCTACGGTTTTGGCTACACGCATGTAAGCGTCTTTTGGTGTCTCGTCAAATATTAAATAACCACCTGTTATTGTTTTCTTATATACATCTGTATCTCCCCATATAGGATAGTCTACTCCTTTAACCCATTCATTATTCCACATCAATTTATTATTTTTAATTACCAAATATTTTCATAATCCTCGCCTTCACCTGCTTTGCTATAATCCGTAGATCTTATTGCGAAGAAATCCGTGTGCGTATGCCCTCCGGTTAAATGGTAAAACCAATCTAAGTTTGCCGCAGCTTCTTTATTAAACGGGAAATAAGATCCAAGATCTATATAACCTAATTCAACTAGTTTTTCATTTGTACGTTTTTTTATAAACTGTATTAAATCATAAGACTTAATACCCTCAATCTCTCCTCCTTCAAACATCTTATCAATATACTTAATTTCGAGAGCAACCATTGTTTCAGCAGCTTTTATTATATCTTCTCTACATAAATGTAATAATTGATCATTTTCTCTGCACATATCGCGGAATAACTTACAACCCATTTTGCTGTGTAACGATTCATCACGTACACTCCATTTCATTTGTTGCCCAATACCCTTTAATAGATTCCTCATCTGAAAAGAATACAATACAGCAAATGCAGAATAAAGACTAACCCCTTCAGCGAAAGCGCTAAAAACAGCAAGAGACTTGCCAATCCCAGTATGTGATCTGCCTTCATAACCAACCAGATTGTTAAATCTTTCAGCTGTTGCAGGCTCGTGTAAAAAAGCTTTGTAATCTTCAAGTCCAAGTGTTTCATTTAAGTAGCTATAAGCAACAGCGTGAATAGTTTCTTGTGATCCAAACATCATTGCCATTTGTTGTATCTCATGTTTAGGAAACCAACCAACAACTTTCTGTGTCCAATAATCTGAAACTGCGCATTCTGTTTGAGCAAAACCTAGTAGAATATTTCCTACCAGGTTCTTTTCTTTTTCATTTAATTTTTCATTCCAATCTTTTAAATCTCCTGACATACTAATCTCAGTATGCAACCAAAAGGCCTGCGCTTGTTTAAGCCAACCCTCTGTATAATAATCGGGATATTCAAATGGTTTGTATTCTATTCTTTTATCAAATAATCCCATATATTTTTATTTATCTATTTCAAAAGCAATATCTACGAATGGCAAGTATAACACGTGTGTTGAATACGTTTCTTCTTCATAAGTTCTAATGCCAAATAGTATTCCTGGATATAATCCAATTGTTAAACTCCAATACTTTTCTTCTTTTTCCATAATGTTTTATTTAATTATTAATTATCTATTTTATATTTTTCACGCATTTTTAATACATCTTGGTATTTAACTTTGCCTTTTACATTGAAAGACCATTTGACCCACTTGTCAAATTGTGCTTCAGCATATTTCTTCCAGGCTAACCTTCTCGATTCTCCAGGATTAACTGAACTGTCTTGTCGCATTCTGCTTGATTTTGTGGTTTATATAATGTTCTATGATCATTGTTTTGCATCATCCATTGTTTAAATAATTTCCATCGCAATGGAAAAGAATCGTTAGCTCTACCTTTTGTTTCAATTATAAAATCTTTACCAATGAAGTCTGGCGTATATTTTAGGTTAAGTATTTTTTTGTCGCCACGGTTCTCAAAGCCTCCTTTACCATTGGATTGTCTCTCAAAACTTTTGTTCGGAAATTGAAAACTAGGGACAAGTTCAAAAGTATGGGATTCATATTGTGCTTTTATATCGTGTTCTTTTAATACTTTGTACATATACTTTTCAAGACCTGAAGCAAAGGTAATGCCATCATACATTACCTTTTTTGCTACTACAGGACCTTTCTTTCTGCTAATCTTTTTCATTAATTGTAATTACCATATTTGTCTTTTTTGACATCAACTAATGTGTAATTAACTTCAGCGCGTTTAATCATTGCTTCTTGTTCAAGATCGGTTAATTCTTCTTTTAAACGTTGCATGTATAGCACAGCATCCATTAACTCTTCTTGTAAATGATTAGCCCACGCAAACAAGTCTGACTTATCATCTCGCAATGTTTTGCCGTATTTTGCAAAGCCAACATCTGATCTACTTACAAATTTAGCCACGACTGATTCAACTACTGGATCTCTAAATTGGATTGTTACTTCTTTCATTATAGTGTTGTTGTATTTAATTGATTAGTGCCTGTTACATTTAATTGATTAATACCTGTTGAGCCTGTGTGATTAGTACCTACCCAAGGGCCGTCTTTAACAAATGTACCATTTCGCATTGAACCCTTACGATCTTTAATTACATTATAAGCTAATAAAACACAGTCTTCAACTTTTAATCCTTCTAATGCAGCTAGATTTGTTAATACAACCATACAATCGCCAATAGCATCTATGAATTCAACTTGATCTTTTTTCAATATTGCTTTTCCTAATTCTCCAAACTCTTCTGATAATTTAAGAAATTGAGTTTTAACATCTCCATCTTTATATATACCTTTTTCATCTGCCCATAACCTAATTAAATCGTACACGTTAGGGACTTCTGTTTTTGTTTTTGCTTTCGGTTCTATTAACGTTTTAGCAAATTCTTCTAATGCTTTATTATATACGTATGTTCTACCTGGATTGAACATTGATACGTTTGCATTCTTTACAATCCATTCTACTATTGCGGGAGTTAATGTATAACTGCCAAAGCCTGTTTTAAATTGTATTCCTAAGTTGTCAAACAAGTTACCCTTCAGTTTATTAATTGGACATGGAAACGTTGTTGTCTGTTCTGTTACATTTAATACCATTTTATTTTTTTGTTTATCGATTAAATTTTTATATGATTGTCTGTCTATCTTATAGCCGTAGATAAGTTGAAGTTCTAATTCTCGCGCTGATATATAATCTATATCATTACTTGAATCTAGAACTTCGTATTCTCCGGTATGGTATCCTTGTTGGATTGTTAATCTATCTTTAAGATTACGTGTTACTCCAATTTTTTTACCAAATATATGATATAAATAATAAATTGTTTTTGTCATAGTGTTACTTATATAGCTACTGTCGCTGTTATTACTGGACCATGTTTGTATGCAATTAATTCTAATAGATTACCATCTAACTTATATTTAGGCAATTCAAAGTTATCTTGCTTTAAGTACTCATGAACAGCCTCTAATTGGTTATTGTATATGTGCGCATCTACTATCTGTATATCCAAAACATTAGCATCTAATCCTGTGTAGTCAGCTACATATAATAGTATTCTAGTAAACAAAGCAACATCATAAGGTATACCTAAGAATAGATCGCCAGATCTTTGCACAACAAACATATTAAGTTTGCCTTTGTCTACAAAAAATTGAAAATACAAATAACAAGGAGGCAAAGCCATCTGATCTTGCTGAGCTGGATTCCACAATGATATGATATGCCTACGGCTATCTGGATCAGTCCTTAATGATTTTATTACGTTTTGCATTTGATCTATATTTTGATTGTTAAAATTGCGCATTTGATGCCCATACACAGGACCAAGATCTCCATTCTCATCTGCCCAAGCATCCCATATTTTTACTCCAGCATCTTTAAACATTTTAATATTTGTTTGTCCAGTCATAAACCATTCAAACTCCGTATTAAATATTTTTTGTGACATTTTTCTACCTGTTATTATAGGAAAGTATTTTGAAACATTGATGCTTAAGGACGCATTGAAAATAGAACTGCAGCCTACTTTAGTACGATCTAATCTATGAGTACCTTTTGTTAAACATTCCCATAATAATTCTTTATATTGTGATTCATAATTTGCCATACTAAAATAGTTTTAAGTCTTCGTTAATTGGTTTTTCTTTTTTAGTTTGTTTTTCAACAACTTTTTTTTCTTCTTTTATTTCATTCTTGGTGTACTTATTGTAGTAATAACAATAGTATTTATATATCTGTTTCCATATCTCCACTTTGCCATAAGCTTCAGGACTGGTTCGGTTTCTTCCATTGATATTTATCATTACATACCATTCAGTATTACTCTTTGCAAATGGTCCAATGTATATACCATTTCTTATGCCCCACTCTCTAGCGTCGCATTCACTTAGTTTGCATGAGTAATTACCCATGTCAACACCACCTTTCTTTTTAGTTCCACTACCCATTTATTCCCAAGGCATTTTATCATTCTCACTAACTGCTGGAACATGAGGCAGGAAACAACCTGAGGCTGGTTCCCATTTAAAATGACATTCAGCACCATTCTCACCTAGGTTTTGAAACTTACATTTTAATACTTTCACTTTGACAGTCTTGTCTTCATAGTTTCTATGAACTAGTAACCCATGATAAGAAGCATCATACCATTCACCCCCTCCTTTAATATTGTACATGGTAGGTTCTTCAATATTGCCTTTTGAATCTTTGTACATTTTAGTGGGGTGAGCTACAACCATAACTAATACATCGTATTTTTTAGCAAAGATTTCAATCTTACTTAAGTATTCCAATGTATACACATTAACGTCCCCTGATGAATCATTGTCCCTAACCTTGTTAAATGGATCTATAACAAGACATTTGATACCTTTACGTTTAACTAATTCAGCACCTTTTCTTAATACAGAATCCAATGTATAACGTTCCATGTCAATAAAGAAATAATTATCATTGACATGATCCGCTATTTGATCCCATTTTTCAGTTTTAATATCTTCAACTCCTGGCATGCCTTGCCATGTTTTTCTCATCAGTTTGTGAGCATGCAAATATGTGGGTGTATTCTCAGGAGAAGCATAAGCAGTCTTCCAACCGTAGTTAGCATTGTAACCTATAACCATTTGGTCAACAAAGTCAGACTTTCCAGAACTAGGTATACCAGTAACAGTGATGAACTGACCCGTATAAGTAGAGAAAATACTATCGAAATTCTCAAGCCCAACTTGGAATCCAGGTTTAAACCCATTGCGCACAAAATCCGTGACTTCATCTTCTATGTCTCTAAAGGTTGTTACATTTTCTAACGGCACAGGTTTAGCTCTACTAATTCTATTAGATAAAGCTTCCTTGCCGTATTTAATTAAGTATTCATTAGCATCCTTACAATCATCGAAAGTTGCAATATAACAAGTTTCTGATCCTAATCTCCTAACTAACTCAGACTGCAAGGCTTGCCCGGCAGCGTCTGAATCAACTGCTATTATTATCTTTTGTTTGTCTTCAAA